GGCGGGAGCCGTCAATGGTTCCGCGCCGCCCGCCACGCCCCGTTGCTGGACTGCCCCGACGGGTGGAGGGTGCCAGCCGGTGCACCCTGACCGCTGACCCGGTGTCAGATTACAAGCCGCCGGGCGTGGGAAGCATCGAGACCCCGCCGGGCTGGCATGGTCTGCGGTATGCTGTACCGTCTGGCATGGATCTATAACAGAGGCGCACCGCTGCACCCTTATATACCTTATTATAATAGGCGGCTGTGCTGAGCTGTACAGCGTCCGGCGTGGCGCAGGCGGTATTATATCCGCTTGTGTCAGTCTGGTATCGTGGGCGGTAGAATAGGGCAAACCGCAGGAAAAGCGCCTGCAAAGCCCTGTGCGCTGTTTTGTAGCGTGTGCGGTATAATTGCACGAACAACACAAAACGCACTGTAAACGCTTGTATGGGGTTGTATTGCAGCAGGGCAAAATAAAAGCCCTGCACCGTGTCAGATGCAAGGCAAAAGAAAATCCCGGCCATTGCTGACCGGGTGAAATGCTTCTTATTTGGACGCTTTAAACAGCGCTGAGAAAAACCAGAAGAAGAACAGAATACAAGATAATATCATTTTGAAAAAATCTCCTCTCTGATACTAAACGCCACGCCATAAAGCGCATGAAATTCGTAGGGAGATAAAAGCCCGGCGTTATACTTGTCTGTGATGTCACATTCAAGCTGCTGCACCTGAAGATCGTTATGAGTTTTGGCACAGTCGGCCAGCTCTAACAAAATGTTATCAAAAATAGTTCTCATCGTTAAACCCTCCATCATACCACGCTAAAACGCTTGTAACTGGTTTTGCTGCTGCATTCTGCGTATACATCCGGGTGCAACGTCTTGAGTAGCTTGCTATCGAGCCGGACGCTTTGCACGTCCTTATAAATGGCTTTTGCCGTGCCCTGCACCATTTCCGGCGCGCCGTGCATCATGTTGATTATATCCGTTCTAATTGCGTCGTTCATTGCTTCAAGCTCTTCAATAAGCCGCTTGTTTTCCCTGTACTCATTTACTCTTTTTTCAAAATTAGACATTTTTCAGCCCTCCAAAATTCCTTTGTTTGTGAATAACGTTCTAAGGTTGTGTTTTTCGTATTCCCTCCAATTTTCACCGATTGCAAGCGCTGAGTTTTGTGCCCAAAACGGGACGCCCGCCCGGTCAAGCTGACCAAACAAAAAATGAATGGTTTTGTCAGCCTTGTCTAAAAACCCGACGTCGCCCGGGTCTTTTTCCCTGCAATATGAGATCTCAGCCATCCAATATGCAAGGGATTCTAACAGGCCGTACGCCTTTTTGTTTGCCGTGTATGTCATTTTGCGCCCTCCTCAGCTGTTTAAAAAAGCAATCATAACGAGTGCACCGCTAATCATGCCGCCCACGTACCAGAGGGCAGCCCACTGGGTAAAGTCCAAAGTAATCATATTGTAAACCCTCCATCAATCAAACTCCGGCATTGCCAGAATGATTTTTTTGCAACGCTCAACGCTCAAACGGTACGGATTGGAGCGGGTCAGGTTGTCCGCTACAATCTGAGTGTATACCATTAACGGCAGCTCAAACAGCCCGGCGCATTTGGGGTAAAGGCGCACGGCCTGATTCCTAATTTCGGCGTTCAATTCGTCCGATCTGGTCATTTTGTTATACCTCCGCATTTTTGCCGTTTGGGTTAATCCAATCGTTTTGGATGTCGTACCGCTTGCAGTAGCGGTAAAGGTTAATCAGCTGCACAAAGTCGCCCGCGTTGATATATGCTTTATTATCCGGCGCATCAAGGGAGCAAATAAGGGTCGTTCCGTTGTCCTCCCGCTGCACAAGTTTCAATTTTCTGCCGTTGTTCACTTCAAAAACAAGCTTGTTCATACGTTGCACACCTCCCATTAAAACCAGTACAATAAATTCATATCGGTGCCCGGCTTGGTGATTTCTCGGATGCAAGGATACAAGCCGTAACTGTCAATTTGCAAGCCGTATTCTTTAAGCTCTTTATCAAGCTTTACACGCCGTTTTGCAAGCTGAGCCTGTCGGGTTTTGAGCCACTCGGAGTTATAATAGCGGCTGTCGTTGTCAAGCTCCCACGCTCTTGCATCTGCAAGCCCCCAACGCTGCACGCTGTCAAGGATCTTTCTTGCTTTTTCGTATGCCTCAGTGGGCACGCGGTCAGCGGCTTTATCTGCGGCGGTTGTCAGCGCGTCAAGCGTGGCAAGGTCAAACGCGGCGCGGGCTCTGTTGTACCATACACACGCGCGATGGCTGCGGCCTTCGTAGTCTCCCGGAATGGGGCGGGCGGTGTATTCGATCTCTTTATTGTTCATCATGGTTTTGTCCTCCTGTTTTGGTGTATTGTGGTTGTAGTCCATATTTATCTAGACTGATTATATTATATCCATATATATATGGATTGTCAATGCTTTTGGCAAAATATATCCATATAAATATGGATAAAAATAAACGTCCGAAATTGTACACTTTGCTGGACACGCTGAGCAGATTGTGCCGGCGGTGAGCGGTGCAGCGTGTCCAGCGTCCGGGCGTGTGTGCCTTGCCTTGCGTGGTCTGCCTTGCTGCCTGTGCTGTGCAGTCTGTCCGGGTGCGCTGGGGCTTGGGTCTCCACCGGCGGGGTATATAGCCGCCGCCCAGCCCCGCCCGGTCAGTCTTTCAACCACCGAAAAAATAAAAAAGGCTCAAAAAATCACCCACCCCCCTATTGCCAATCTCAAAAATTCCGCCGCAAAAATAAAAAGACCCCTACAAAGGGTCTGTGTTCTGTGCTATACTTGCCTTACAAGCCTTGAAAGGGAGGAATCTACAATGGCTAAAAGTAAAATGACAACGTGCAAGCATTGTGGCGCAGAGATTGCCGCAAGTGCAAAGGTCTGCCCTCAGTGTGGCGGTAAGAATAAGCCGCCCATCTACAAGCGCTGGTGGTTCATCGCCATCATTGTTTTAATTGTCTTGTCTGCTATTGGCGGCTCTAGCGATAGCGGCAAGAAGGGATTTGAAGAAGGCTACAAGGACGCTACATCTAACAATGCAAGTGCATCCACCGCTTCTTCCGTTGCATCTGTTGTGCCTGAAATAAGCGAGGACGATTACAAGGCAGAGTGCCAGACTGTGGACTATAAGGAGCTGTGCCGTTATCCTGAAAAGTATGAAGGAACTAAGATTGTAGTCAAGGTAAAGGTTTCGCAGATTATTGACGCAAACTTCTCCGGCAGCGAGAAAGCGTGGAGAACTTACACGGACAACAGCGGATACGGCTTCTATGCCGATGACGAGTATTATATGCTGGATAAGCGTGGTGGTGATGCCGTGAAGATTCTGGAAGATGACATTATCAACGTCTATGGTGAGTTTACAGGGCTTGAGAAAATCACCAGAGCATTGACCAGCACCACTGATGAACTGCCCCGCATTGAAGTCAAGTACGCAGACCTTGTGGATGAATAAGGAGAACATAATGGAAAACAAAACGCCTAAGAGCGATTTGATTCCTTGCAAACACTGCGGTCACATGATTTCTAAAACGGCTAAAACCTGTCCTGAATGTGGCGGGCGAAACAGAAAATATATAAGTGCTGGCAAAGTTGTGCTTATAGTTGTCATGCTTATTATCTTCGCCTACCTTGAATTTATGCTTTCCGCTTCGTTCGCAGCGGGTTAATCTAAACAAAAAAGCCAGCGGCTAGATGTTCTCTAACCACTGGCTTTTCTTATGTGTTATTTACTGTTCTGGATAAACAATCGGTTCGTGTGCTGCTCCATGCTTTGCCATTTCAAGCATAAAATTATAAAAATCCAGAAATATCTTGACATCCAGAAATATCTTGATATAATAGAGTCAAGAAAGGATGGCGAACAAAAATGACGGCAAGTGAAGCGATAAAAGAAATTTTGAAATTAAAGGAGCTAAATCAAGCAAAATTAAGTGATATGCTTGATATTCCGCTTAAAACCTTAAATGAGCGGCTAAGGCATAAAAATATGAGTGTCAATAAGCTAGATGAAATGTTGAGAGTTATGGGGTACAAGATTATGGTAGTCCCTCGTGACGCAAAAGTTGAAAATGGGTTTGATGTTAAGTAACAGGTGGAGAAAATGCGCTACTTCTTGGCTAGAGTGTCTAGTAAGGAACAAAGCCTTGCAAGACAGCTTAAAATCGCACGAGATCGGTTCGACATCCCGGACGAGAATGTATTTTGTGATAAAATGACAGGCAGCAGCTTTGATCGTCCGCAATATAAAAGATTGAAAGAGACTGTCAAGGCTGGGGATGAAGTCATCGTTAAGGAATTTGACCGATTCGGGCGTGACAAAGACGAAATGAAGCGAGAGCTTCAATGGTTCAAAGAAAAAGGCGTGATTGTTCGCATTCTCGACATTCCGACCACGCTTATTGACTTCCAAGACCAGACGTGGGTGCTGGAAATGGTAAACAACATCCTTATTGAGGTTTTGGGCGCAGTAGCTGAACAGGAACGCAAGAAAACCAAGCAACGTCAGGCAGAGGGCATAGCTGCTATGCCTATTGTTGATGGCAAGAGAGTGTCGGCGAGAACAGGTCGTAGCTTCGGCAGACAGGAAAAACAAGTTGACGAGCAGCAGTTTGAAAGCCTATTAAAACAACAGCAAAAAGGCGAAATTACCGTGAAAGAGTGCTGCAAGCAGCTTGGAATTGGGAAATCTACTTGGTATGAGCGTGTCGAAAGATACGCAAATAAAAATAGCGGCAGCCCAACCACAAGCCACCGCTAAGAGTACACCAAACCAATCAAAACAGGAAAAAGAATGGTGCAACCACAGTATACCATTCTTTTCTCCAATAGGCAAGAGAAAAGGAGAACAACATGGAAAAGCAAAAACCGTTTTATTGGGATTTTATCAAAAAAGATGCAGATTTGACATTTCGTTCGGTTTTCGATTTTGTAAACTGCAAAGATTTCACTTCCTTTATGCTGGAATGCCAATCTAAGAAATGCAATGTTTTGTTTTATGATGAAAACATATTTTTTGATTTCAAGAAAGAAGGCCCTTCCGAAACGTTTAAGCGGCAAATGAGAGTTGCTCTTCTTACATTTATTTTGGAAAGCATTCCCGCAATAGCAGAAGATTATCTTGCGTATTTTAAGAAATATGCGGGATGGAAGAGCGATAAAACGTTTACTCCTACTTTAATCGAAAAGAAGGAAAGACTTGACCGCGAAACGTGGCTTGATGAACAAGCAAATATTATGTGACCCGCCAGACATGGTATCGGATTGCTGAACAGAGAAAGGCTGGATAAAATGCAGGGAGAAGAACTGATTGTTAAGAATGGTAGCATCACACTGCGGTCTATGCTTGATTTTGGTGGTTTCCTTGAAATCAAGCAGTTCTTGGAAGCCTGTCATTCGGAAAACTGCACCGTAACCTTTGCAAACGAGGAAATTGTCATTTTCCCGAATGAATACGATGCTGCTAAAGATGCTCTCGTCTTTATTTACGGTACACTGGCAGAAAGACACAGTATTATCGAAAAGTATCTCCGCTATAAGCTGATGCTAGGAGATGAACAACCAAAACCTACTTTACATAGTCAGAGAAAGGAATAAAGCATGAAACCCGTAAAATTGTCAGAACAGAGTTTGAAACTCATTGAAACACTGTGCGATTACACCGACAGGCCCGATATTCTTAATACCGTCGCAGACGCCTTGTACTACGATGCGGACGAGCTGAAACGAAGACTCAACCAGCTTGCAGAAGAAGTTAAATAAACTGAGTAACCCATTTATTAAGATGGATTTTAGTAAATAATTTTCTGAAGTGAAATTATAAAACCGAATATTTGATTTTTGTGCAGTTGTAGGCACTCTTTACATTTTCAGGTAGGGGGTGCCTATTTTTTTATGCAGCCAAAGCAATGTATCGCCATCATCGACAGCATCAAAGCGTATGCAAAGCAGAATCCGACCGAAGCACAGGTCTACGAGGACTGGTTTCAGGCGGTGGTGAACCTAAGAGATGCCCTGCCGCAAGACAAGCGGTTCGATGCCTACAAATACTCTGGTGAGCTGCGCTCCGTCTGTGCAGCCATGATGGGCAAGATGAAAACAGGCGAGGACGTGGCGAAGGTCTATGACATTATCGGTCGAACGTACCTGTTTGAAGCAAAGGATGTGTTTGACAGCTATTGCATCTACCTTGAATGGAACCGTGCGCCAGAGAAAAAGTTCTATCAGCCGAGACGCAGGGTTTTGAAAGTGCTGGCGGATGACCTAGAGGACTTGTTTTATAAGCGGATTGATTTCTTGGGAGTTAGTCTACCCGCTCGCGTTGGCAAGGCTTTGAGTGATGATACGCCGATTTTAACGAGAAATGGATGGAAGAATCATGGCGATTTGCAGGTCGGTGATGAAGTTATCAGCCCGAAAGGTCAGTTTGTAAAGGTGCTGGCCGTTTCGCCTAAGTGCCAGCTTGATGTGCGATGCCATTTCTCTGACGGCACATACATTGACTGCCACGAAAACCACGAGTGGCCGGTTTTTAACCGTCATAAGAACGGATTCAATGTTGTCGAAACAAAGCGGATGATGGAGGATTATGTTACCGATACAAAAGACGGTATAAGATTCTGCTATCAGGTTCCGTTCAAAAATTTTGTTGAGGGAGAATATAAGAAACTGCCTGTTGAGCCGTACACATTGGGCGCATGGCTTGGCGATGGCCGCAATCAGCACCCGGATATTTGCGAGCCGCCTTGTGATCGGGTAATTGTTGAGCGCGTCATTAACGATGGATACCCGGTTAGTTGGCATACGGTTCACAAGGGCACTGGTGTTGAGTACTACGGATTCTCTGGTTTGCGACAAGCGCTTCAAAAAGGCGATATGTGCCATAGTCACCGCCGCTGCGTGAAGCATATCCCAGAAGAATATTTTACAGCTAGCATTGCGCAGCGCATGGAATTGCTTGCTGGTCTGCTCGATACAGACGGTACGTTACGGGTAAAAGAGCATCGGTACGCTTTTTCTACCACAGAGCCGAAAATGAGAGATGATTTTGTCACGCTGGTTTCTACCTTTGGATGGAGATGTAGTGTGGTTGAATATCCACCTCGTGTATCGTCTAGTGGCATTAAAGGCAATCTGACAGTCTATTCCATCTCTTTTAATCCTACCTGCCCTATTCCCTGCGTTGTTCCTCGCAAGCAGCTAAAGGAGTTCTCCAAACCTCGCCGTGTGGCGTTTTGCGGGTTTGAACGCATCGAGCCGAAGCAGGGCAACTGCATTCAGGTTGAGGGTGGCGTGTACTGCGCTGGGAAGCGGCTGATTCCAACCCATAACAGTACGCTGTGTATCTTCTTCATCACATGGCTGATGGGCAACCGCCCTGACGTTGCATCGGTTATGAGCGGACATTCCGACAAGCTGACAAACGGCTTCTACGGAGAAGTGCTGTCCATCATCACCGACCCTGTAACTTACAACTGGGGCAAAATCTTCCCTGAAGTTCAGCTTGTGGACAAGAGCGCAAAGGACGAAAGCGTTGACCTGAACCGAAAGAAGCGCTTCCCCACCCTGACCTGTCGTTCCATCGGTGGCACGCTGACTGGTGCCGTTGAAATCGGCGAGGGCGGCGTTCTGTACAGCGATGACTTGATTGAGGACTTGGAGGAAAGCCTGAATGTTGAGCGTCTGAACAACAAGTACGATGCCTATCTGAACCAGTTGAAAGACCGCAAAAAGCAAGGCGCATTAGAGCTGATGGTCGGCACACGATGGAACGTGCTTGACCCTCTGGGGCGCATCCAGAACCAGTATGCAGACAATCCAAAGTACCGATTTCGGGTGATTCCTGCGGTGGATGAGAACGGACACAGCAACTTCAATTATGACTATGGCGTGGGCTTTGACGATGCCTACTATGCTGACATGAAAGCAAGCATTGATGATGCAACATGGTGGGCAAAGTACATGGGCAAGCCCTATGTGCGTGAAGGTCTACTGTTCCCCGCCGATGAACTGCGGTATTTCAACGGCGTTCTGCCTGACGGAGAACCTGATCGCAAGCTCATGGTCATGGATATTGCATGGGGTGGCGGAGACTTCACCGCCTGTCCTATCGCCTATGTGTACGGAGATGCTGTGTTCATCCCAGACCTTGTGTTCAACAATGGCGATAAGACCGTGACTAGACCGGAAGTCGTGGGCAAAATCATCCAGCATAAAATCAACGTGGTGCGTGGCGAAGCCAACAACGGCGGCGACGAATATTGTGACGTGGTAGACAGCCAGCTCCGGCAGCAGGGCTATCACTGCTCTGTCCGTAGCCAACGTGCGCCCAGCGGTCAAAGCAAACTGTCCAGAATCATCCAGTATGCGCCGGATATCAAACGGTTCTATTTCCTTGACGAAAAACACCAGTCGAAAGAGTACAAGGCGTTCATGGAACAAGTGACGATGTTTACTCAGCTTGGCAAAGTTCCGCACGATGATGCACCGGATAGTCTGGCACAGCTTGCTGATGAATTGTATAACGGAATTAGTAAAATTGAGCCTGTCAAGAGACCATTTTGATTAAAAACACAATATATTGTGTTCGCTGGGTCTATTTATTTGATTTTACCACTTGACAAGGCTTATAATGTACGCAGGAAGTTTTGCAGCTTCCCTTAAAGGAATAGCTTGCACGCGGGGTTTTGTCATTTTACTCGCGTGCGTGTCAACAAGCATATTCCTCTTTTCACCGGTGGAGGTTTTCTCACTCTTTCGCCTTCACCGGGCTTTATATGTTGCGTTTCCAATTGTAAGGGGAATGCCAGTCTGTCTCCCCCACGGCTGGCAAGCAACGGTTCGATTCCGTTACGCAGCACAACAAACTACCTAGCTTTGCATGGCTTTATTCTCCAAAACCTCCACCGCTATTCCCGGCTCTCGATGCGATGTTTAGGCATGACATTGCAAAGAGCAGCGGTTAACCAATCAAGCCGGGTTTTTATGCTACATTAGCTTAGTCAGGCTAGAGCATCCGGCTCATAACCGGACATACATTGGTTCAAATCCATTATGCAGCACCAAAATTGCAGCTTACCCGTTTTACGTCTGTCCGACAACTGAATGTAAAGGCTGCAATGGTTTTCTTCGGGCGAAGAATAGCACGGCTGGAAGTGCGAACAGTTTCCCAGTAGCTTCTGACAGGTCTGTGCTCAACAGCCTGTTTCCATAAATCCAACGAAAGGAGCACAGATGGTAGCAAAAGTAAGATGCAAGCGCCCTCGAAAAGACGCAAACGGCAATCCGTGTGATTGCGGACGTTATCTTGGCGAAGTGGAAGGTAAGTTCTCCCTTCTGTGCCCTCTTTGCCATTGGATTACAATTGGAGATTCCAACCTTCCAAAAGATACATGGGTCTCCGTGCCAAAGTTTAAGAACTGAATAGCTTTTGAAGCGCAGTTGTAAGCGTAGCGAGATAGACCTTAACAGGTTTGTCTTGCTGCGCTTTTTATTTTGCCGGAAAGGAGGAACGCATGGCTGAGTATCAGATAGTTGTTGACGGCTTTTTAAATAATCCACTGACCGGGCGTAGACCGATTGAAACGCCGGAGACGGAAATCAATCGGGCGAACGTGCTGAAAGTGGTCATGGGCAAGGCGGAGCCTATTCATCTGCTGAACAAGAACGAAATTCGCTTTTTGCACAACTACTACTTGGGTAGTCAGCCTGTCCTCCACCGCACGAAGGAATACCACACTGAAATCACCAATCGCATTGTAGAGAACCATGCCAACGAGTGCGTGGGCTTCTACACAGGCTACATGAGCGGCACTCCTTGCTCTTATGTGCGGTCTGAAACGGCAACTGGTGACGGTGAGGAAATCGCCCGCCTTTCCAACGCCTTGCAGTATGAGGGCAAGGATGCGCTTGATCGGCGGCTCTGGCAGTGGATGTTGGAGTGCGGGCAGGGATACCGCATTGTTCTCCCTGACAAGGGGTACAACGGCAACTACCCGGACGAAACGCCCCTGCTGGTGGATGTTCCCGACCCGGACATGGCGTATGTGATTTACAACTCTGGCATCGGCCACAAGCCCATTGCCAACGTGCTGCACATCCCACGCAATTATCAGAACGAACTGAACGACCTGATTTGCGTGTATACGCCAAACCAGTACTTTGAAATCGACAACGGCAAGGTCACAAAAACAGAAAACCATTCTCTCGGAATGCTGCCGATGGTCGAATACAAGCTGAACCCGGAGCGGATGGGTCTGTTTGAACCGGCTATCCCTGTGTTGGATGCCATCAACGACCTTGAAAGCAACCGTTTGGACGGTGTGGCACAGTTCATCCAGTCCATCATGGTGTTTACCAACTGCCTTGTTGACGAGGATGCGTTAAACAAGGTGAAGGAATTGGGCGCAATGTGCCTGAAATCCACCGCTGGTCTGCCCGCTTCTGTTTCTCAGATTGCAAATGAGCTTGACCAGCAGCAGAGCCAGACCTTGCTTGATTCCATGTTGAACGTGTATCGCAGTCTGACTGCTATGCCTAGTGCCACTGGCAGCGAGAACTCAACGTCTGACAACGTGGGTGCGGTCATCGTCCGTAATGGTTGGAATCACACAGAAGCAAGGGCACAGCAGTACGAGAATATGTTCAAGTATGCTGAACGTCAGAGCCTGTCTGTGATGCTGAAAATCCTGCGTGACACGGCTGGTTCTAAGCTGATGGCAAGTGACATCAACATCAAACTGCCACGCCGTCAGTACGATAACCAGCAGAGCAAGGTTCAGATTTTCGCACAGATGATTCAGCAGCCGATTGACCCGCAGTTGGCGTTCACTACACCCGGTCTGTTCCCTGACCCGCAGGCTGCTTACGAAATGAGCAAGCCATTCCTGATTGCCGCTGGCAAGCTGGGCGAGGATGGGAAAGCCCCGAAGCCACAGAAACAAATGGCAGACCATATTGTTGACACCAACAATATGGTCAATGAACAGGCTGACGCAAAGAACGGAGGAGAAAAATGAATTTTGCAAGTGCTTTGTTTGCTCTTAAACGAGGACGCAAAATTAAGCGTCATCATTGGACTGGTTATTGGTGCTTGGGGTCTAAAGATTCTAAGAAACCTTATGTCGAGATGCACTGCTACGATGGCAAGATTGTAAATCTTGCTGATTCAGAAGACATTCTGTACACCATGGAAAATATGGCGTGTGACGACTGGGAAATCGTTGATGAGCGGATAGAGAAAAAAGATAATGCGTGATTTTTGGAAACAGTTGTTTTGCAAACATGACTATACGCTTTCTCGTTGGCATTGGACGCACGGCATCAACGGAAACGAACCACGAGAAATGGAGTGCGAGTATATCTGCACGAAATGTGGGAAATTCAAATGGACACACCCTGACCGAAATTCGGCGCGAGAAAAATCTATTTTGGACAGTGGCATTGAACCGTACAAGAGAATTTATCCAAAGGAATAAAGAATCACCCCGAATTTTCGGGCTGATATATTCCGGCAGGGAAGCCGGGATACAAATTTCGCAGCGTTGCAGGGAAGCAACGATAAAAAAACGCAGGAGGAAATTAACGATATGAACTACAAAGCGTTACTTGGTGATGCCTACAAAGAGGGCATGACCGCCGATGAAATCATTTCTGCGCTTGAAAAGGTTGCAGACCCTAACGCAGAGGTCGAGAAGCTGCGCAACGCCGTGACGAAAGCCAATGGCGAAGCTGCGGAGTACAAGAAGCAGCTCAAGGCAAAGCGTACCGATGACGAGAATGCCGCACAGGAACAGGCTGACAAGCTTGCAGAGATGCAGAAGCAGATTGAAGCCCTGACTGCCGACAAAGAGAACCTTGTCAAGGAAAAGACCCTTGCATCTTACCGTGAGAAGTTCGTTGCACAGGGTTATGACGCTGAACTTGCCAACAAGGCTGCATCTGCACTGGCTGACGGTGACATGGACAAGGTGTTTAAGTTCCAGTCGGAGTTTATGACTGCCCACGACACCGCATACAAGGCTTCTCTGCTGAAGGATATGCCCACACCTCCGGATGCGGATGGCAATGGTGACGGCGCAGATAGCGCAGGTGTTTCTTTTGCCAAACGCTTTGCGAAGGAACGCGCAGACGCAAACAAGGCATCGAGTGACGCAATGACTGCTTTCCATTAAGGAGGAAAACATGAAGTACACCAATACTCCGGTATCGGCTCCTGAAAGCACTATTCTGGCTGCTGATACCTACGTTGCCATTCCCTTTACCGTCAAGGAAACCAATGCTGTTCCAGCTGGTTATCCTATGGCAAAGACTGGTCTGAAAGCTGCTGCCACTACTGGCACCAGCGCTACCGATGCGGCTACCGATGCCATTGGCATTCTGCTGCACACTGTTGACCCTGCCGTCAACCCCAATGGCGCACTGCTGATTCAGGGCGTTATTGATGTGGACAAGGCAAAGCTGTCTGGCTTTACCTATTCTGCAAACGATATTGCCGCTCTGAAAAAGGCTGTTCCCGCCGTTTTCTGCCGTACCGATGTTGGCGCAAAGAGCGAGTAAGGAGGACTAAATTATGGCACTGAATCTGAATGAAATCTTCTCCCCTGCTGCGATTGCCGCCTACTGGACGAATGACCCGACCAATGCGCAGCCCTATGCTTCTGATGCTCTGTTCCCTGCCCGTAAGAAGGTCAGCATGGAACTGAAGTGGCTGCGTGGTCACAAGGGCGTTGGCGTTTCGCTGAAGCCTAGCGTGTTCGACACTAAGGCTACGTTCCGTACTCGTCAGGGCATCAAGATGACCGAGACCAGTATGCCGTTCTTCCGTGAGGGCACTCACATTGACGAGGAAGACCGCCGCAAGATTATCTCTGTTCTGGCTACCAATCAGGAGTTTGCGGCAGACGTTATCAATCGTGTCTACGATGATACCGCACAGCTTATTACCGGGGCTCGCATTGTGCCTGAGCGAATGGTGTGGCAGCTTCTGGCTCCTAAGACTGGCAAGCCCGGCATCTCCATCGAATCCAACGGTGTGAGTTACGTCTACGATTACGACCCTGACGGCACTTGGCAGCAGTCCAATTACAAGGCTCTGGCTACCAAGGAGAAGTGGGATGCTCCTACCACCGCAACCCCCATCGCCACGATGACCACTGCCGCAAACACCGTGCTGGCAAACACTGGTGAGATTATCACCGACGCCTACATGAACACCAACACTTTCCACAAGATGATTGCTGCGGATGAAATCAAGAACCGGTTCCTGACGGTTATGAAGACCGCCACCGCTGTGCTGGTTGATTCCGAAGCACGTTCTGTTGTCGAAAGCGCATCTGGCATCCGCATTCACCTGTACGACAAGATGTACAAGCCGGAGGAAACCGCTGCTGCCGAAAAGTATCTGCCTGATGGTTATGTCGTTCTGGCTCCTTCTGGCTCTCTGGGCAATATGTACTATGTTGCCACCCCTGAGGAAGCCGACCTGATGGCTGGCATCTCTAACGCACAGGTTTCCGTTGTGAACACTGGCGTTGCTGTTACCACCGAGCAGACCGTGCATCCTGTCAACACCAACATCTACGTCTCTGAAATCGTCCTGCCGTCCTTTGAGCGCATGGACGCTGTGTACTGCATCAAGGCTTACTAAGGCGAAAGGAGGAAAGCAGCATGGGAGACCAGTATTCCGAAGCGGCAGTCAAGCTGGGGCAATACATCGCCCCTGCACTTGACCGTGAAATCACGGACGAAGACTACCCACTCTTCGACCTGCTGCTTGATTTCGCCAAAGACAAGATATTTGCACAGGGCTACCCTTTCGGCAACAGACCGGAAGAGCTGCCCTCGCAGTATCAGTCGTTGCAGATACGCATTGCAGCGGAACTGTACAACCACATCGGCGCAAACGGACAGACGAGCTATACCAACAATGGTATCACTCGTGTGTGGGAAAGCTCCGATGTGGCGCAGTCCCTGCTAAATGAAGTGGTTCCGAGAGTAGGTGTTATCGGCTGATGTTCAATGGAAGCCCGCTGGATAAACGCCCGCTGTGGTATTCAAACCCAGTTGGCAAGAAAACGCCTGTCGTGGACGAGTGGGGAAACGAGACTGGCGAATCCGCATACGAATCGTGGAGCGACCCCGCAAAGCTGATGCTGAACGTCAGCCCCCCTACTGGTTCTGCGGAAGCAAACCCTTTCGGCGCGTTCACGGATTACAGCTACATTGTCAGCTCGTCTAGCAGGAAGCACAACACACCGCTTTATGAAGGCACACACGTCTGGTTTCAGACAGACGTTTCCAAGCCCTTCAATTACATCGTGGCCAAGGTCGCAGAGCATATTACCGACACGAAGTATGCGCTGAAAGAGGTGGCTGCAAGTGAAAATTAAAGTGAGGTTGAGCGATGCCGGACTTAAACAGGCTGAGGAAGATATTCGCAAATACAAGACCACCCTGAACCAAAAAGCACAATTGTTTGCAAGAGCGCTTGCCGATAAAGGTCTTGCTGTTGCAACAATCCGTTTTGCCAATGCCCAATATGCTGGCAAAAACGATGTTAAGTGCGAAGTTAGCCAAAATGGCACTTCTTGCACCATCCTAGCGGAGGGGCAGGCGGTTGCTCACATTGAGTTCGGCACAGGTGTTATACATCAGGGCTGGGGCGCTGCCGGAACAGTCGGCCCGCTCCCTTTGCCTGATAACATTGGTGAACATGGCACATACGGCAAAGAAAACGGCAAGCACAAGCGCTGGTACTACTACGGTGAATCTGGCAATGCCGGTACGCCTGTCAAGGAAGTAGACGGCAAGGGTCAGCTGAACTACACCAGTGGTAATGATGCAGCTATGGCTATGTGGGGAGCTGTTGAGGAAATGGCTTCTCAGGTCGAAGCAACGTGGAGGGAGGTTTGGAATAGTTGATTGATTATTTCAACTCTATCTACACGGCTGTTGCCAAGGAACTGCGAAAGCAAGTGCCCGGTATCTTAGTCACTAGCGAAATTGATGACCGACCTGTTAAGAGGTTTCCGTGTGTGCAGATAGAGGAAAACAACAATTTGCCTGTACATATTGATTCTGCTGGTCACAGCAAGTACGCTGCTGTTTCCCTGCGCGTGCGGGTCTACTCCAATAAGAACACCGGACGCATTGCAGAAGCACGTTCCATCGTTGGAATCGTGGATTCTGTTCTTGAACCGCTTAAATTTTATCGCAAATCGTTTGCCCCGTTGAATGGGCTGTACAACAATTCCGTCTATCGGATTGATTGCAGCTATGGGGCAACAATCGGAGAGGACGGAATGATTTACCGAAACTAAGGAGGTAAACATTCTATGAGTACTGCTATCTCCGGTCTGAACACTACCCTTTACTGTGGCGAAAGCGCAACCACTTTGACGAAGCTGTGCGACATCAAGGATGTGCCCGACCTGATCTCCGACCCGAACCTTCTGGATGCAACTACCCTGTCTGATGGTATGCAGAAGCAGATTTTTGGCATCGTTCAGGCTGACACCAAAGCCTTTACCGCCAACTACAACAAGACCGACTACGCTGCTGTCAAGGCTGCTGGTTATGACGATACCTCTGAGAGCAACGTGGACAAGTACTACGCCCTGAAGATGCAGGACGGCTCCGGCTTTACTTGGCAGGGTATGCACCAGGTCGGTCTGTCTGGCTTTGGTGTGGATGAGGTCGTGGAAATGACCATCAATTGCATCTTCCACTCCACCCCGAAGTTCAGCGAGAGCCTGACCGTTAATGGCGGCTAAACTGCAAAAATCGAATCAATCAAACCGGGCAGAACTGAACAACGGATTTGGTTCTGCCCCTATTTATAAAGGAGAGCATTTATTATGGCTGCTAAGGTTATCAACTTTCATTCCCCCGATGGCAAGAACACTTATGAACTGACCTTCACCCGCGAGAGCGCCGAAGCCACTGAACGCAACGGCTTCCAGATCTACGAGTTCTCTAACGGCATCAACCCTGTTAAGAACACTAAGGCTCTGTTCTACGGCGCATTCATTGCTCGCAACAAGGGCATCAAGCGCAATGCGGTTGACGATATGCTTGACCACATCGAGGACAAGGAAGGTCTGATTGCTGCCCTGATGGAGATGTACGCGAATTCTATCAAGGCTCTGATTGCCACCGATGAAGAGGACAAGACCGCAAAAAACGCAACGTGGGAGATTGTGTAACCTCACAGTCTCAAGAACCGGACAGCAATACAGAGCCATTCTCTGTATCTAAGCTGTTCCATGATGTAGAAGCCTATTACATTTCCATTGGCATGACCTATGACCAGTTTTGGCGTGATGACGTCTGGCTGGCAAAGGTTTACCGGGACGCGGAAGAACTACGCGCCCGCAGAGCCAATGTTGAAGCGTGGAGAAATGGTTTCTATACGGCATCTGCGCTTTCCTCTACGGTTGGCAATATGTTCCGCAAGAAAGGGTCTAGTCCCATCAAGTACATGGATAGACCGATTCCTCTTACCCAGAAAGAGCAGGACGAATACGAATACCAACGCGCACTGGAAGCGCAGGAACGCATCAAGAGGGCGATGTTCTCTATGATGAATCAGAAGGACGGTGGTAGCAATGGCTGATGTTGATATTACAAGCTTATCCGTAGAAATTTCTGCGGAATCTCAGGGCGCAGAGCTTAGCATTGACAAACTTACCACTGCTATTTCCAAACTGCGCACAAAAGGTAGCATTGGCAAGGTATGTTCTAGCCTTGACACTTTAACAAAGTCTATCTCTGCGTTGAAGTCTGCTTCGTCTGGTATGGACGGACTTAGTAGAATCAATGATTTTATGGACAGGATTTCCAACGTGAACCTGTCTGAAAGCGCAAAAGGCATCCGTTCTGTTGCCAGTGCATTAACTAGAATTTCTTCAGTCGATTTGAAAGGCATTGACCTTTCTGGACTGAAAGGCAAAATGAATAGCCTACAAAACGGCTTATCCCCGCTTTCCAAAGTTGATGCGTCTGGCCTTAGAAGTGTAAGCAGCGCCCTTAATTCCATTGCAAAAATTCCAGATTTTAGTAGCAAACTGAATTCAAAGACACTGGATGATTTTGCCACTTCTTGCAAGAAAATCACAGATGCCCTTGACCCGCTTGCTTCCAAAATCGAAACAGTAGGAAATTCGTTTGCGAAGTTACCTACCAACATCCAAAAGGTCATTGCGGCAACGGACGGTGCTACAAAATCAAGCAGTAAATCTGCAAAAAGCTATTTGAGCCTTTCCAACCAGCTGAATGGTTTCATTCGGTCTGCGGCAAAGCTGGTCTCGCTGAAAGCCATTGCCACCTATCTTGGCAACGCAGCGGAGAAGTTCAATAGCTACTATGAAGCTGCAAACCTGTTTGGCGTGTCTATGAAGGGGCTGACCGGCGAAGCAAACACGTTCATCAACAAGATGGAGACCCTGCTTGGCATCGACCCCACCGAAGCCATGAACAACATGGCAACGATTCAGAGCCTGACCACTTCGTTTGGTCTGGCTAGCGACAAAGCGCATGTGCTGTCCAAGAACCTGACGCAGCTTGGCTACGACCTCGCTTCTTTGAAAAATATCCCTGTTGCGGAATCCTTTACGAAGATTCAGGCGGCTATTTCCGGCGAACTTGAACCGATTCGCCGTCTGGGTGTCGATATTTCTAACGCACGGTTGCAACAGGAGCTGCTTAATCTTGGCTATTCGCAGAGCGTTTCTACCCTGTCTCAGGCCGATAAGGCTGTTCTGCGGTACATTGCCATCATGAAGCAAACCACCGATGCGCAGGGAGACTTCGCCCGCACTTTGTCTAGCCCTGCAAACATGATTCGTATTTTGCAGGCACAGCTGAACAGTCTGGCTCGCGCCGTTGGTTCTTTGCTTTACCCTGCCCTGAAATCCATCCTTCCCCCGCTGATCGCTGCCGTTGAACTGGTCAAAGAGCTTGTGACGGGCATTGCATCGTTAATGGGCGTCAAGGTAGAATTCCCAGACTTTAGCAGCGCAAGCGATGCTGTTGGTGGCGTCACGGATGCGATGGACAATACCACCAAAGCGACCGGCAAGGCTGCAAAGGCGTTCAAGAACTACATCATGGGCTTTGATGAACTGAACGTCATCCAGAAGGACAGTGGCTCTTCCGGCGGTTCAGGTTCCGGTGCTGGCGCTACTGGAAACCTCTTAGGCGATGTAGACTTGTCCGGCTACGATATGTTCAAGAACTACGTTGGTTCTTCCGTTGATGAAATCAAAGCAAAACTTAAAAAACTGCTTCCGCTCATCTCTGGAATTGCAGCTGGGTTCGCGACATGGGCAATTAGCAACTCAGTTCTTACCGCTCTTGAGAAAATCAAAGGCGAAGGTTCTTTGATCGAAGCAGTCTTGAAGCTCTGGAAAAACCCGATAATGGCAGCTGCGGTTGCCGTTGGCATTATCGTTGCAAGGTTTGTAAGCCTTTATCAGAATAGTGAGAAATTCCGAAAAGGTCTTGAGCGTGTAAGGGCGCTTGTCTACCTCGCAGCGGAAGGATTCAAACAGGGTTGGAACATATCACTTACCGATGGGAAACTCGGAGAATCCATTGAATACCTGAAAGAATCTCTTTCCAATCTTGGGCAATCTATCTTGAATTTGCTCCCCGAAAGCTGGCAGGAAGGAATCACCTCTGCGTTTAATACCGTTTCAAAGGTTGTAAAGAAGCTTGACCTTGACGTTTGGGATTTAGTTACAACGCTTGCTGGCATCGGACTTATTGTATCCGGTCATCCTGTTGCGGGTCTTGCTGTTATAGGATTTGAAGCTATTTCCGTAGCTGTTCGCGGGCTTGGAAGTGAAAATCAGAAAACTGCCTTTGGAATGGAAACCGACTGGTTCAATTCCTTCAAGTCCATTGGCGAAAGCGTTGCAAACTTTGCGGCTGCTGCCGTTACCGCGATTGGGAACATCATTAACGATATTGCAATCTTTGTTGGTTGGATTAAAAACGGAGTTTCCGAAACAGACCGCTTGGATTTGCAGATGAATGGCAACTTCATTGAAAACTTTGTAATGGGCATTGCCCAAACAATCCACAATATAGGCGTTTTTGTTGGGTGGATTACAAGTGGCGTTGATGAAGCTGACCGGTTGGCAATTGCAGCGAACGGAAATTTTGCAGAAAAGTTCATCCTTCTGATTGCTGACGTTATCAACGGAATTAAAGAAGCCGTGAAGTGGTTCGGAACCCTGATTGAAAAAATCTCGAAGTTCAACCCTGTTAGCGTTGGCAAAAACATCATAGATGGCATCGCAAAAGGCATCGTTGGCAAAAAGAGCGCTGCGGACGATGCCGTCAAGGCTGTAACGGACGGAATCCAAGAAGAAGCACAGACTGAACTTGGCATCCACTCCCCTTCCAAAGTTTTCAAGGGCTACGGTGGTTACATCGTAGAAGGTCTTGCCAATGGTATCTCCGCTGCCAAAGACCTTGCGGTGAACGCTATCCAGTCCGTGTCTGATGCAGTAAAGACCATCGGTTCTCAGCTGGCAGATGAGAACTACGGATTGGGCAATGGCTCTATCAGCCTGTCCATTGACGCAAGCGGCAAGTCCATGATGGAAACAGCAAACGCGCTGAAACGTTCTGTGCGCACCACCAATGATAGTTTTGGTGGCTGGTTTAAGAAGATGAAAACCGACTTGGGCGATTTCACGGAGGGCATCAACGCGGTTACTAAGGCGGGCAAAGACATTTCCAATGGATTCAAATCCTCCATTGACGCGCTTACCGCTGCATCGAAGTCTATCCTGAACACGCATGATGGCTTTGTGAGCGCGGTCTCTGATATACGGTCTTTTGTGAAAAAGAGCGTTGCAGAGATTGAAAACGAGTACCAGTATAACGGCTTCTTTGGTGCCGCCGGTCTTGCCATCCAAAAGGCGTTTGAGGGCGTGTACCTTGTTTTTGACAAGGTTTCCACTGCTATCAAGAACGTGTCCGACACCATTGACAGCGTGAAGAACGTTATTACCACCTTTAATAACCTGAAAACCAAAGTTGGTGAGGTTATCGACCAAGTTCCCGCCTTGAAACAGGCGTATGGTGGGCTGAAATCCTTCTTCAGCGATTTGTTTGACAAAGACAGTGGAATCGGGAAATTTTTCTCTGACAGTTGGGATTCCATCTTGAAAGGCACAAAAGGCTTTTTGAACCAGCTTGGAATTGACTTTTCTGATGCTTGGGAATCTCTCGGCATCAAAAAAGGCGTAAAGACCCTTACGGACTTTATCTTTAAAGCTTTCGACACTAACTGGGGAGACATCCTTAAATCTGGCTTGAATTTTCTGAAACAGTTTGGCTCTAACTTAGGCATCGGCTCTGGGAATGGCTCTGGTGGCAGTTCTGGTTCTGGTAGTGGTTCTGGCTCGGGTGGGGACGCTTTGAAGTGGGGCAAGACCTTGCTCAACGGAGGAATAGCAATATTTAAAGCGGTCACCGGTGACATTCCGGGTGCGATTCTTTCCACTCTTGGCGCTGTCGGCAACGTTGCTGGCGATATTTTCGGATGGGTCGGAGATGCTGTCGGCGGTGCCGTTAGCTGGGTCGGCGATGCCATAGGCGGCGTAGTTGATTTTGTTAAAGGCATTTTCGGCTTTGCAAGCGGTGGTTTCCCCGATGCCGGGCAGCTGTTCATCGCCCGAGAAGCCGGTGCAGAGATGGTCGGTTCTATGGGCGGGCACACGGCAGTTGCCAACAATGACCAAATCGTTGAGGGCATCCGCGAAGGTGTTGAAGCTGCAATGGAGCGTCAGAACCAGCTTCTGCGCCGTCAGAACGAGCTGTTGCAGGCTCTGCTTGAGAAGGAAGGGAGCGCAGAAGTCAACGTGTCCAGCTTCTATCAGGCAGTGAACAGAACGAACCAGCGCAACGGCAAAACAATTATCCCGGTAGGTACTTAAAGGAGGGGCATTTATGGAACTTGACCAGTACAATCCGATTCGGAGCGTGGATGGGCAGTATCTTAAATGCCCCTCTTCTTATCAGTGGCGGTTACAGGACATTTCAGCATCCGATGCCGGACGCACAGAGGATAACAAGATGGACAAGAAACGTCTTGGACAGTGCGTCAAGCTGGAACTGGAATGGAAGTACACCACCATTCAAGAAGCCGCTGTTATTCTGAAAGCGTTCAACCCGGAATACATCAACGTCACCTACCTTGACGCAATGGCTGGCGATTGGAAAACCAGCGAGTTCTACGTTGGTGACCGTGCTGTTCCTATGTACAATTCGCGGATGAATCGCTGGGAAGGGATATCTTTTAACATTATCGAAAGGGCTGCACACTGATGGTCAATGTATCGCAAGATATCATAAAATCCTTCAACGAGGGCAACAAACAGACTGCTCTCATTGAGGTTACTGCTGGCAGCAAGACGTTCACCATCACCGATGCAGATATTATTCAGGGCGGGTTGAAGATTGACCGATACTGCGTGACCAACAGTAAAATCGAGGTCGGCTCTGCGGTTGCGTCTGAACTGTCCTTGAAGCTGCGAAACTACGATGGCAAGTTCAACAACATTTCCTTTGAGGGAGCTGTTCTGAACGTAAAAATAGGCATCAAACTGTCTAGCGTCCTTGAGGGCGCAACCCTTGGCAAGGGCATTCTTGGGCGCATGATTCTTGGTTCTGCATCTTCCGATCAGGACGTTGCGTATGTTCCCTGTGGTTTGTTCATTGTGGACACGCCACCCCGCAAGCTAAGCACTATAAGCATCTCTGCATTGGACTACATGGTCTTGTTTGACCATGAGGTGAACGCTTCCGCGCTCTCCTTCCCTATCCATGTTGACGCGCTTATTCAGAAAATCTGCTCCATCTGCAATGTCACGCTTGCAACGGATGTTTCTGCGCTGCCAAACCACTATTTTAGCATCGGTGGTCTGCCGAATACTAACCAGAAGCTGACATACCGGCAGCTCTTGCAATGGTGTGCGCAGCTTACCGGCACTTGCGCATTCATGGATGGCAGCGGGCGGCTTGTATTGAAGTGGTATGAGCAGACCGGCGTGACCATTACCGCAAGTAAGCGCTATTCCAGTGATATGTTGGAGAACGACATCACCATTACCGGCTTCACCTGTGACGATGGCAAGGGCAACACATACCTGTCTGGCACAGCAGATTACACGCTTGATCTAAGTGACTGCGGTTTCCTTACCAACGCCTACGAGGGTGTCTTGAAGGAACTGCAAGCTGCACGCGGCGGATTTGCCTACCGTCCATACAGCGCCACGATCAAGTCTGCACCGTATTTGTTCCCGCTGGACATGATACGCTACAAGGACAAAGACGGCGTTGTTCATGATACCATTGTCACCAACGTTACGCTTGCTTTGAACTGCAACACAGCGATTTCCGGCGCCGGAGAAACAGTCACAAGTTCTTCCTACGCGCAGTCTACAAGCGGCGTTACAAGCCAACAGGCGGCAACAGATAGAGCGAATCTCGAAAAGATAAATCAGACCGCTACGCAGACGAACCAAACCAAGAACGACTTGACGAAGTTCAAGACGCAATATTCTTCCGATTTTGAAAAGACGCAAGCTGCCATTGAATCCCGCGTCACGAAGGAAACATACCAAACTGACATGGCTGGCGTTTCTACGCGTATCGGTGTAGCAGAAACAAAGATTTCTCAAAACGCTGATGCTATTACTCTGCGTGCAACAAAAGAAGAGCTTGCGACTGCAAAGTCTGACGCAATTAACAGCGCTGCTGCGGACGCCACAAGCAAAGCAACCGCAGCCGAAAGCAATGCAAAGTCTTACGCGGACGCGCAGCTGAAAGTTACCAACGAAAAGATTGAAACAAAGGTTTCCAAGGGCGATATTGCTTCCACGATAAATCAGACTGCACAATCGGTGCAAATCGAAGCGTCCAAAATCAACCTGAAGGGCGCGGTAACGACTGAGGATATTTCCGCTGATGGTCTGAACGCAAAGGTGATTCAAGCCGGAACGATTACCGCAACGGAAATCAAAGCAGATACGATTACGGCAGGAAATCTTGCAACAGGTGCTATTATGGTTCTTTTATGGAAAAACAGCAGCCCATCTTCCACTTTCTCTCCGCAAGACATAGATTTAATGAATGCAATGCAATACTCAAAGTTCCTTATACGCTTTGACGGGAAAGCATACGATTTGGCATCTTTGAAAAAAGCTTACATTGGAAACATTTCTATGGTTGTAGAAAACAAGTCCGAACAGTTTCTTGGCGTTTTTCACCCTTACATTTCCAGAGTTGAATACCCAGATTCTTATATAAACTATACAGATGCATGGGGGCTTGATTCAACGGTTTCCATTGTTAGCCAGCCGACATCTGCTTGCAGACCGTTCGTCTTGTCAAATGATACGGACGATAGCAACGGGAATGTTGGGTTTAGGTTTTATAATGCAGTTGTCAACTCAAAAAAGAGTTCAAGCGATGTTTCGACCGTAAACAACAATTATATGATACCTTTAACGATTTTTGGGATTAAATGATATGTTTGTTTTAAACCTTGACAAAAACACAAACCGCATTCTAAGCGTTTGCGAAACGTTCAACGAAATCAAATTAAAAGATGGCATTTCTGTAAGTGAAATACCGGAGGACGGCAAAGCAAATCTCTACGATTATCTGTACGTCAACGGAGAGTTCGTCTACTCACCGATTGAAAAACAAGAAGAGGAGGTAACCTATCAATGAGCTATCAAAAGCAGAACTTTGCAAACGGTGAAGTGCTTTCCGCTTCGCAGCTAAACCACATCGAGGACGGCATTGTGGACTTGGAAGGTAATTCAAGCACGGCGCTTGCTGGCAAAGCAGATAAAACAGAAGTACAAGCTATCGCAAAAAGCGTTTCTGATGAAACCACCCGCGCCAAAGGCGAGGAGCAGCGCTTGGACACCGCTATCACCGCCGAAAAGACCCGCGCAGAGCAGGCAGAGCAGGCGCTGGATACGCGCACCGCAGCCCTCGAATCCTGCGGATTTGTCGTGGTTGACGGCAAAGTCTGCATGAAATATGTTAAATCCTGAAAGGAGCAAAACACATGGCTGAAACTATGGTAACCGATCCGGTCTATCTGGATCAGACCGCAAAAGACAACGGCAGAAAGCTTGACCAGATGACCGCCGCCCTGCTGGGTATGTCCAGCTCGCTGGGCGTGATCGCGCGGGCACAGACCGGCGTGGTGGAGGAGATGGACTATAACGGCATCAAGGCCGTGGTGGCTGCCGGTAACGCACCGGCGGTTTTTCCGGTCGGCACCCAGCTGGTGAACACCTACACCGGCAAGGACGGCAAAACCTACGACTGCCCGTGGGACGTGGTGCAGCCGGATGATATCGCAGAGGGCGAGACCGGCACCACCGCACCCGCAATGGTGCTGCAGATGCACTATGCGTCTCTGGAGGATATCCAGTTTTCTGCATATCAGGCTTTTTATGTGGTGCAGGAATCCGGCCTTGCTGCCGGCACCTACAACATCATTTTTGATTTTACCTATGGCACAAACGTCATAAACGGCGGTGCCTATAATTTTACCTTGACCAAAAATGCCCCCGCAGGTGCACGCATGACCGGCTTCTATAACGCACCGAACGTTGCACCTGCCAATTGGAAGGTTTACGTCTACAAGGATCAGTATAAGTCCGAGCTGCTGGAGACCTGCAACGTCTCTGCTGGCGTCGATGGCATAAATCTTGGTTCCTTCCTTGCAAAGCCCAACGGCAAACTGAACGGCTTGCATTCGGTTGCCTACGGCGATAACCGGTGGTATAAGTCCGCATACCGCCAGTACCTCAACAGCGATGCACCCGCTGGTGCGTGGTGGCAGCCGCAAGATGAATGGGACATGAAGCCCGATCAGGCGGACACCGTGCCCGGCTTCCTTGCTGGCTTCTCGGATGACTTCAAGAACGCGCTGACCCGCGTGAAGGTCGTGACCTACGGCAACACCGTCACCGATGACGGCAGCGCTGTGGTGACCTATGACAAAATCTTCCTGCCCTCGCTGGAGGAGATCTACTGTTCTCCGCAGGTCAGTGGCGAGGGTACATACTGGCCGTACTGGAAGGAGCGCACCGGCGCAAAGACCCCGCAGGCTCTGTGGCAGACCTACCCGCTGCGTATCACCCGCGACCTTGCACAGCGCACTGTGGGCCGCAATGTGCGGCTGCGCTCTGCGATTCGTGGCGGCGGCAACGATGCCTTCAGCGTGTTCTCCAGCGGCAACGTCAGCGACTGGTACGCGTTCCGCGCGTTTCGCTGCGCCCCGGCTTGCAAAATGACCAATCTTGTTAAATAATCACCGGGCAATCCCTTGCCCGGTGAGAAAGTGAGTGCTATCCCATGGCAATGCGCAAAGACCAGATACCGGACAATAAATTCACGCTGCCGCTTGACGCGCGTGAGCTGGCACTGTATACCAGACAGATCACCAAAAACGCGAAAGTGTTTGACCTCGAAATTGACGCAAGCCTTCCCGGTCAACTGCGCGCTACGGCAGACCGGATATTTTTTGATATCTTCGGAGCAAACGACCTCCGGCTGGACAAGCCGAACGAAAGAGAGGAGCGCTTTAAGCTTCAAAGGCACGCCGTCCGGCTGTGCACCGTCCTTTTGGCGGAGATAGACATGGCAAAAGCCAGCTACCACCTTTCTGGCAAACGGTGCTCTTTCTGGGGCAACACTGTGCGCGATATCCGGCAGCGTTGCCGGGACTGGCACGAGAGTGATGCAAAGCGTGCAAAAGCGCTTTGACATAAAAATGGCTGTAGGCTAATGGGCCGCAATGTGCGGCTGCGCTCTGCGAATCGTGGCAACGGCAACAATGCCTTCAACGTGAACTCCAGCGGCAACGTCAACAACTGGAACGCGATCAACGCGAATCGCTGCGCCCCGGATTGGACGGTAGCACGCCCACAAAAGCCCCTGCATAGCAGAGGCCGGGCAAAAACTGCCGTGCAAGGAGCCGAGTTCCATGTCTGTCCTCTGGCAGACGAACAATATCAGCCGGACGTGGCCACCCTGCGGGGTGTTGACCGCTATCACCCGGCAGATCCTTGCGAGGAGAGCTGAAAAAATCAGTGCAAGAAGAAGAAATAATAATCGGGTTCGATGCCCTGTATAATTCCGAGGGCAAGTGCGCCAAAGGCGTGTGCCGCAAGGCAAGCGTTGGACGGTTTCACCTGTTTCGGATGGACGAGATCCTGAAACTCCAAAAGGAGCTCGCGACAGGTACATACAAGGCACGGCCAACAATCAAAGTTAGAATCACCTATCCCAAGCCCCGCACAGCGGTTGCGAATGGCTTTCGGGATAGGGTATACCAGCGCTCTCTCAACGACAATGCTGTTTATCCAGCAATGACACGGAGCTTCATTCGGCAAAACGCGGCCTGTCAGACCGGCAAAGGTACCGACTGGGCGCGCAAGCAGGTCAAGCTCATGATGGAGCGCGAATACCGGCAGCACGGCGCTGATGGCTATGTGCTGTTGGTAGATATCCGGCACTATTACGACACGATGCCCCATGACGTGGCAAACCGCTGCTTTGAGCGGCATCTGCCGCCAAGTGTGCATAACCGCGTGCGTGAGGTGCTGGATCGTCAATATACCGGCGAGGCCGGTTATAATCCGGGCAGCCAGATGGTGCAGCTTGCCGGGATCTCGGTGCCCGACCCCATAGATCACTACATCAAGGAGCGCCTGCGGGCGAAAAAGTACGTCCGTTTTATGGATGATAGCCTCATCATCCACCACGACAAGGCACGGCTTGAGGAGTGGCGGGAGGCGATCCGCGCCCGGTACGCTGCCGATGGCATGGAGCTGCACCCGACCAAGACCAAGATCGTCAGGCTAAAGGATGGATTCCGTTTTCTAGGTTTCATCTACCGCTTGACCCCGGCGGGCAAGGTCGTTATGACCGTTGACCCGCAGAATGTCAAGGCCGAGCGCAAGCGCCTGTTTCGGCTTGCCCAGCTCATCAAGGCAGGAGAGAAACCGGCATCTGCCCTGTATGAGCAGTATGGATCATGGAAAGCCCATGCCGCTAAAGGCAACTCGCAGCAGCTGCTGCAGCGCATGGATCAATACGTTAAAACTCTGCTGGAGGGGATAACGACATGAAAATTGTTCGCAACACTGGCGGCATCAAGACCGCCGCCGAAAACGAGAACCGGGACGCGGATTTGGCACAGATCGCGTCTATGGTGGACTTCCTGTGCGTATTGGCCGACGTTCCCATTGAGGACGAGGCCGCAGACAAGGAGGGCATGAGCCATGAGTGATAAGCACAGCGCGATCTTCGGCAAAGCGAAAGACGAGTACGAGGCGGGCCGCTGGTCTAAGGCCATGCTGCGCATCCTTGTGCAGCGCAAGCCCCAGCGCCTGACCGCAGAAGAGTATGAAGAGATTACCGGCGAAAAGTATTAAGGAGCAGAGTATGAGACCTATCATGGACGTTTCCCGCTGGCAGGGTAACATCGACTGGGACAATGTCAAGGCAAGCGGCCTTGTCTCCGGCGTGATGCTGCGGGCGCTGGGCAACAGCGCGAAAGACGCGCCCAGCAAGCCGTACATCGACCCCACCTTTGAGCGCAACTACCGCGAGTGCCAGCGGCTGGGCATCCCCTGTGGCGTGTACTACTACTGCAAGGCGGTCAACACGGAAGAAGCTGACGCAGAACTTGCCCTGCTGCGCAAGGTGCTGACCGGCAAGACAGTGCAGCTGCCGGTGGCGGTGGACATTGAGGACAAGTATGTGCAAGCTCCGCTGGACAAGCAGACCCTGACGAACATTGCCGCTCATGCGCTGGGCACGGTGGAGCGCTGGGGCTTTTACGCCATGCTATACACCGGGCTGTACTTTGGCCGTGATAACATGTACATGACCGGCGCGGCGCTCAAGCCGTATGACGTGTGGCTTGCAGCCTACCGCAGCAAAAAGCCCGCGCCGGAATGGAAATTCGGGCTGTGGCAGTACACCAGCAAGGGCAAGATTCCCGGTGTTGTGGACGCGATCCCGGGCAAGATTTCCGGCGTGGACTTGTCTGTGCCCTACAAGGACTATGCCAAAATCATTGCAAAGAAGGGTCTGACCCGTCTCCGGGAGGGCAAATGACCGAAAAAGAAGCTTTGCTGTGGGTGCTGGGCATCTTGGGCAGCCTATGCGCTGCTGCCATCACGATCGACAAGGTGCTGGAAATCATCCATAAGTACATCAAGAAGGCACAGGAGCCGGACAACGCGCAGAACAAGCGGCTGGATGAGCTGGACAAGCGCGTCGGCACCTTGGAACAGGGGCAGCTCCAGCATACACAAGCCCTTGCAAGAGACCTCCGGCGATTTGACGGCATTGACGAAGAAATGCGACTTGTCCTCGTTGGCGTGCAAAACCTTTTGGATGCGCAACTATCCGGCAACAACCGGGAAGGTATGCAAAAAAGCAAGACCGACATTAACAATTATCTACTGAAAGGAGCAACCAATCATGGAAGCAATCCTTAATACCGTTCTCACCCCGTTGCCCGCGTGGCTGGCGCTGGTGCTCATCGTTGTGGGCACTGTTTCGCTTGCGTTGGGGCTTATCCGTCTGGGCTACGGCGCAGCGGTCAAGACGTTGGTGCTTGACCTCATCGACCAAGCAGAGCACGAGATTCAGGGCACCAAGCGCGGCGCAGATCGCAAGGCGTGGTGCGTCAAGATGCTGCGCACCGCCCTGAGTACCAGCAAATACGGCAGGCTCATCAGCTGGGCCATCACCGATGAGACCATCGGCACTGTGATTCAATTTTTCTTTGACCGCGCCCGGTCGGCGCTGCAAAAGCAGTAAGGAGGATATCATGGGCACTACATACGAACATTTTGTTGACACCAACAGAATGTACGCCTCACAAGAGCAATTTCGGCACATCACGAAAATGGTCTGCGCACGTTTTCGTGACCTCACGAAAACATACCATTTTGCCGTCATTGGCAATATGGTGCGCAACGCCGGACAGCTGCCGCAGCCTTTTTGGCTCGGTGCTGCCTGTGGCGGCGGCTCGCGTAGTGCTGCCCGCTGCGCTACAAGGACTTGACCGACAGCAGATGACCGTAGCCATCAAAAACGCACCGCTTGGGAGGGTAGACCGTAAGATAGCCTTACTGCGGTACGTTGAGCGGCTTCCGCTGCCGGACATTGCAGCACAGACACATTACAGTCGGACAGCGATAGGTTACCGGCTGAAAGGCATTGAAAAAATGCTGGATGTGTGATATACTATTTGTACCGTCCGAAGTAGAGTACACACACTTCGGAGAAATGTGTACAGAGAGCCAGCGGAAGAACGTTTACCCGCTGGCTTTTCTTTTTGCACGAATTATGGTATAATAATCTTAACAAATCCTCCCGGCCTCTCGAAGAAGCGCATTAGGGTGGATGTCTGATACAGTCTCCCGCCCGCCTACTTGCAGTGCGTACCATGCGGGAGGCGCTTTTATATGGTGATGCTTATGAGCAATACAAAAGAAGAACAGCTTGCAAGAATTGCAAAATATTATACCACTTTTCACCTGTTTGGCGATTGGTATCTTATTCGGTATTGGCCTAGACACTGCCATAGCTGGAAGCGATTTATTCCGCTGTATACTCCTACGCACATAAGCTGATAAGCAAAAAATCCCCTGCTTTGCCGAAGCCCTGCGTGCCACACGGGGTACTTTGTAGGCAAAGTGGGGGATTTTGTTTTATTCGCACTAGTTTTGTCGAAACTCTTGTCTTGCAAGTCAAAACGTGATATTTTATTTTTGCTTCCAATGTGAAGCCCTTAACAGTTAAGCGCTCATGCGGATTTTTCCGTGTGGGCGCTTTTCTTTTTTTTGCTCACAGTAAGCAAGCTCTAATCAAGCTCTAATCAAGCTCTAACCAAGTTTTTTTGTCCTTCATTTGACGTTCGTTGTCCTTCGATTTTTGCTGATGCGGTACACTGGATGCACAAGGAGGGATGTATTATGAGCTATTATCCGACACCCGGAACGCCTTACGTTCCACAGCAGCCTGTCAATCCTTACGGCGGCATGGGCACAGTTGGGCTTGCCGCTCCTCTGCAAAACGCACCGATGCAGCAGGCACAACCGCAGCGTCCGCAGCCAATGAATGGGCAACAGCCTGTTCAGCAGTCGGCGCAGGACGGCGGCTGGCTGCTTGGCAGACCTGTTTCCAGCAGGGAGGAATTTCTGGCAATTCCATCTGATCTGTACGGAAGATGGACGTATTGCCCGGATTTGCGTAGTGGGGTCATCTACTGCAAACGTCTGAACCCAAACACTTGTGAATCTGACGTGTTAGAGTTTTACAGCCCGGAAGCATGGCGGCAAATGCAGGCGCAACAGGCGCAGCAGACCGCTGCACCGACACAGCAGTATGTGCCTGTTGAGCAGTACGATGCCATCGTGCGCCGGCTGGATGAGCTGGAAAAATGGCAGAAGAGCTTCTCGAAGCCCTCTGCCGCAGCGAAGAAAGGAGAATAAGCGATGCCCTCTCCGTTTGATATGATTACTCACAGCCCTATCATGCAGCTTGCAAATCTGGCTCGTGCCGGACAAAACCCGATGGGGCTTATCCAGCAGTTGGGTGGGCAGAGCGCCCCCATTATGCAGGGCTTGAACCTGATTCAGGGCAAAAACGAAGCGCAACTCAGGACGATGGCGCAGAACCTCGCCAAAGAGCGTGGCATCGACCTGAACCAACTAGCAAGCGCCCTGAATCTGACGCTGCCCCGATAAAGCATCCCTCTAAGCGAAACGCTTCTCAGTTTTGCGGACTTGACAAAAACCGCTTTTGTTTGGCTTCGCCCATCGCATACGGCGATGGGATGGCATAACGCAAAACGAAAGGAGTTTTTTTATGGACGATTTTGCAACTGGCTATCTGGCTGGGCAGGATGGCGGCAATAACAACGGCGGATTCTTCGGCAACGAGGGTCTTTGGGCTGTTATTATCCTCGCCATTATCTTCGGCTGGGGCACAAACGGCTATGGCCGGAACGGTGGTGACAACGGCATGAACGCCTACATCCCCTATCTGGTCGGCACTGGTGCAACCGGGCAGGGCGGTAACGACACCCGCGCGGCTCTGTCTGAGGGCTTCTACCAGCAGGATACCTCCCGCTCTCTGGCGGGCATCCAGAGCGGTATCTGCTCTCTGGGCTATGACCAGCTGGCGCAGATCAATGGCATCAACGCCAACATCGCGAACGGCTTTGCGGGCGTGAACAGTGCCATTTGTCAGCTTGGCTACCAGAACGCACAGCTGGTGAACGGTCTGGAACGCAGCGTGTCCAACGGTGACAACGCCATCAACCTTGCCATCATGCAGGAGGGCAACGCACGGCAGGCTGGTCAGACCGCACTTGCCACGCAGCTGGCGTCTTGCTGCTGCGAGAACAAGCAGCTGATCGGCGACCTGAAGTACACCATCGCAACGGAGGACTGCGCTACCCGGCAGGCTATCGCAGACAATACCCGTGCAGTTATCGACAACTGTAACGCAAACTACCGCGCTATGATGGACTACTTCACGCAGGATAAGATCGCCACCCTGACCGCTGAGAACCAGAACCTCAAGTTCGCCGCTTCTCAGGATCGTCAGAATGCGCTTCTGACCACCGTGATGTCCCAGCAGACTGATACCATCCTGAACCGTGTCAATCCTCGTCCGATTCCCGCTTATCAGGTGGCAAACCCCAACGTGGGCGTGAACTGCTGCGGCTGCTAACCAACACACTCCCCGATAACACCGGGTGAACTATCGGGGCAGGGGTAAGACACCTCTGCCCCTGATTTTTTAGGAGGAAAACATTATGGCTTGCAAAACAAGCTGCCGTCTGTGCCCGCACCTCGTCATCTCGGATGCGGTGACGTTCGCCAATGACACGCTGACCATCAACATCCCCGCTGGCGCATACCAGAACGGAGAGAAGTATTGCATCGTGGTTGCCCAGAGCATCCCGGACACGACCACCATCAACGCCCCTGTGGTCATTACCATCGGCGCAGGTACGACCGCATACCCTCTGACCGACTGCAACTGCGCTCAGGCAACCGCTGAGAGCATCCACACTCGCACTCGCTATGCTACCCGCGTTGCAACGTCTGCGACCGGCACCGCTACGTTCAAGTATCTTGGCTGCTTCTGCCGTTCCCACGCTGATGCGCCCGCGTCCATTTCTTAAGGAGGTATAGATTATGGGCAAGACTAATTTTCGCCGCATGATGATGCTCCGTGAACACGACAAAAGCCGTGAGCCGGGGCGCGACCGACTTGAGGAAGAGCGTGACCGCAGGGAGCGTGAGATGGAACGCCGCCTGCGTAAGCTGGAAGATGGCAACGACCGCTATCCCTACTATCCGCAGGAGGAAAACCGCTACATCGACCCATACCCCATCCCCCGCTATCCTGACGTAGAGTATGCGCGCAAGATGCCGCAAATCGGCTTCTCGCAGAACGGAGACTGGTATAAACGGTCTGGGCAATACGAACGTGGCGGTGCGGACAGCCGCTCCATCAAGATGCCGCGCCAGCACCTCACCCACGATGAAGCAGAGGAATGGTGCGACAGCATGGTGAATGCTGACGGTACGAAGGGCTGTCACTGGACGCTGGAACAGACGCAGGACGTTGCGAAACAGCGCAATATTACCTGTGACCCGAACGATTTCTGGGCTGTCATGAACATGATGTACTCGGATTATTGTCAGGTCGCAAAGCGTCAGTCCGTTGACACTCCGGGCTTCTACGCTGACATGGCAAAGGCGTTCCTTGAGGACGCAGATGCCGCAGATGGCAAGGCATATCTCTACTGGGATTGCATTGCTGATAAGTAAAACGACACCCCTGTGTAACCACTAATGGCTACGCAGGGGTGTTTGCGCTTATCGAATTATCGTTATTCCTCTGTCTTTCATATACTCGATAAAATCTTCTGCTGGCATTCTCTCTGAAAGTTCTTTCATTGTGTATTGGCGAGTTTCTTCAACCCAATATTTTCTTTCTTCAATGTCAGATAAGTCGTGGACTGTATACCATTGTGTTTTTGAACTATCAAGACCATTTGAAAGAAACTGGACTTTGAACCAATTTGGACGTTTTCTTCGTTCAAACCAGTTCAATTCAGAAAATTTTATCCACGCAATGTTTTTATAACTTCCCTCTTTTTTTCCTTTGCTATTGAAATCATTTTTTATTTTCTTTAAGTAGAAATAGTTTGTTTTTACGCATTGGCTCGGCATATATCTTATACGCCAATCTTTATCTCGAAAGACCATCTTACCTTCGTATGTGTTACCGCTTGTCCCATTGAGATACCAGTGTAATTCGTAGTGCCCTAACACTTTTTGTTCCATGTCGTCCACCGTTTCAATATTTCACAGGCGGTTCAGGCAACGGCATCCAGTATGTTATGTTATGGATTCTGCCCTCGTCATCCCGCCACTCTTTGAACTGCTCATCGTAATTTGCTATAACAATATCGAAGGTAGATTCATCAAATCCGATAACACGCGGGTCTGTATCTCCCGGAACACTATTCTTTGCACAAATCCACGGGCTTGATATTGGCACGTTTGATACATCGTAAGCACAATACCCAATGCACTGCGGATTGCCGTACTTCTTCATGTAATCTTCATTTCCGATTCGAGCCGCACAAACCATGTGGACATTTTTCCAACCGACACGGTCATCGTCCGTTGATTCGCTGTCGATAATAATATCTTCTGGGTCTAGTACTTTTCTTCCGATTGCAAGATTCCAGCTATTTGCAACATACTGTTTCATTTGCCATTCGTTCAGAAAAGTTCTTGCTTCTTTCATGGCATCTTCCAAAGAACCACGATGAGGTCTATAAACAATCATACGTCAATCCTCCAAGAAATCCTCCAACTCAACCTTGCCCTCTGCCGCCGCAACCGCCAGAGCGTACACGAACTGTCCAATCGTCATTCCGTGCCGTCTTGCTTCACGGTTGATGTACTTGCGCTCTTCCTCGCTCATAAGGATGGTAATGCGCTTTGAACGCTTGCCATCACCACTTGCAACGCCCTGATGCGATTCCGGCATCGGGATTTTTTTCTTTGTCAAGCCAGCTTCGGCTAGTGCGCCGGGAACATCGCCTTGTTCGATAAGACGTTGAACTTCCTTCGCTTGTTTCAGCTTCTTTGGCTTGCTTTCGCTTACTACGGCGTTATTCGGCTGTGTTTCGCTGCCTTTGGCTTGCTTCGGCTTAATACTGTTTAACTGCGCTTCATTAGGCTGTGCATGGCTGTCTGTGGCTTCGCTTGGCTTAATCTGTGCTTGTTCGGCTTCGTTCGGCTTTGCTTGGCTTACTTCTTCTTCCTTTGACTCACTTCGGCTTAATGCCTGTTCCGAAAAAATAGGCTGGAAATCAAATCCGCCAAGCAAACCTGTGGATTTTTTGCTGGTTGATTTCACTTTTCTTCCTCCGTTTGGACATGTAAGCCTAAGTCTTTTCTATTCCTAAGCTCTTCATGGCGGTATGTTTCAAATTCTTCGATGTCTGTTTTCATATAATTTTTCAAACGTCTCAAAACGCTTGCAATAACGTCAAAGCTTTCCATTTTTATCCTCCTCTACAATTTTCTTCGCCAACGCCTTGAAATCCTCTGCGCTGGTGCTCTTTGCCGTGTCACCGCTAAACAGGCTGTGCCGCTCTGCCTGCGCCTTACGAACGCCCATAGACGGTCTAATCTTCACGTCCAGAAGGGTTGTCCCCATGTTCTGTGCAATCACAGGAAGCTGCTCAACGACCTCTTTGGACAAGTTCTCACGGCTCTTGTACTGGTTCAGGAGCAATCCTTCAATCTTCAAAGTCGGATTGAAGTATCTGCGAACATCGCCGATGGTCTGCGAAAGCTGGCTCAAACCAGCCAGTGCGTAACGGTCTGCTGTGATGGGAACGATGATGCTGTTGGCGGCGATCAGTGCGTTCACAAGCGCAAGACCAAGCTGCGGGGGAGTGTCCAGCACAATGTAATCATACTGCTCAGACACGCTTTCAAGGGCTTCTCGTAGCCGGAAGTTCTTGCCCATGTCCCGGACAAGCTGCTCGTCAATGTCCTTCAATGCGTTGTCGGACGGAAGAATGTCGCCAGCTTCGCAGTGCTGGATTCCTTCCTCTACCGTTCCTTGCCGGGTCATCACATCAAACAGGGTGCATACGTCCTCTGTCTGTGCGCCGTAGGTGTCCGTTGCGTTGCACTGGGCATCGCAATCCACCAGCAGGACTTTCTTGCTAAGCAACTGCAACGCACCAGCCAGACAGGTGCTTGTGGTGGTTTTTCCTGTGCCGCCCTTCTGGTTGGCAACAGCTATGATTTTTGCCATTTTTATTCTCCCCAGTCTATAAAATATCCGTTGTAAACGAACTCTTTCGCTGCTTTACCAGCTTCGATCAAAGCTTTCCCGGCTTCAATCGCTTCGTCAGGCGTTAGTTCGCTATAGCTTTTCTGCGGCAAAACCCTTACAGAAGCCTGATTTCCATGATGATTGAACTGAAACTGATAATCAAACTTCTTTTCAAGGTCAAGTTCTGCTTTATTCAGAACGGAGTAGGGAATTTTTGCCATTTTATCACTCTTTCTTTATTCTTTCGGTGGTTCTGGTAACGGCATCCAATGCGTCACCCCGTTTAGTGTTTCTCTTTCGCCAAATTTATCGATATAATTTGTTTTCCATGAATCTGAGCAAATTCTTCCATCACTTAGATAGGCTATTTTTTTGCAGTTTCCGTCTAGCACAAGAACATCGATTAATTTTTCTGGTAAACGGTCTTTTACATTTATCCATCTTGCAATACTAAGATCATCGACTTCTCGAACTTTATTTAACCTACTTCGTAATGTTCTGTATGATGTTTCTTTGTTGTCATAGACTTTATCGACACCAATCATCGGCTCATACATTCCGCAGCGAATCCATTCTTGCTGATAAAATTCATCTGCGTCAATCAGTCTCATGCCTTCTCCTTTCTGCTTAATGTGCTACATCTGGCTGCTCTTGCAAGGCTTCAATGGAATAGAACGCTGGCATATACCTGTCTACGATACCCGCCTTGTCCACGCTTCTAATCAGATAACCAACAGGTCTGTCCGGGAACGGAGACCTGTCCAAAGACAAGATGTCATTGTATGCAGCCTTCACCGTGTCGTAGACAGCTTCTCTGCGTCTTGGCAGCTTGATTTCAGGATGCTCTTTCTTCATCCACTTCTCAACTACCTTCGCCACGTCAATGCAGTCCTGCTTTTCCAGTTCGTCACACACAGACCAGTCGAAATCCTCATATCCGCTTCTGCGGGGCTTTCTGGCGGCTTTTTGAGGTTCGGTCAACACTTCGCTTGCCTGTGCTTCAATCAACGTCTCAGACGCTTTAATTTTTGGTTTAAACTTGACTGCCACAGCCTTTCGTGCCACAAGGACTGGTTCGTAGGTCACAACAATGTCAGACACAGCATTGATTTCATCCACCGCAACGTCAAGCACTCGCTTGCGAAGGTTCTTGTAAACGTCATAGCTGGCTTCCATCGCACCGAGCTGCTCTCTCAACTTCTTCAGACTGATTTCATGCGGTTTGTTGTCCATATTCAACCAGTCCCGAAGAATCGAGTAAAGCAAGATGCTATACTGTGACTTCATCCGTGACGTGTAACGCAGCCGATACCGAACATATCCGCTTTCGGCTATGTCAAAGAAGATAGGGCGCAGGTCAGGGTTGCAGGTGATTGCTACAACGTAAGACCTTGTTTCGGGCACATAGTCCAGTTTTGCCCTCGTAAACAAGACAAAGCTTTCAAACGTGCCTTTCTCCTTGTCAATTGGAATCGACACCGTATTGCCAAGAAAGTGCTTGATCTGCGGCTCAATCCTTCTTGCATCAAGGCTTTTCAGCCCAAGAAGCTCCCTATATTCCGCCAAAGTGAACTCCACACGGCTGCTGCTTGGGTCTCTCGGATTTATTCTTGATAGGTAAACCTCCAACAGCCGAAGTTCTCCTGCGGTGTAGTCCCTGAACTTCGCCCAAACAAGGGACTTGCTTTTCTCGACAAGGTTATTGTCTGATATTTTTGGCATCTGCTCACTTCCTTTAATGGTCTGAAAACAGTATACCACAAGTAGGGGGACGTGTCAACTATTTTCGTCCCCCATGACTTGTCTTTTTGTCCCCCATATCCTCGTCATTTTGTCCCCCATGACTTGTCAAAAAGTCCCCCATGCTTTGTCATTTCGTCCCCCATCTACATATTATATATTAAACAAGAAATAAACAAGAGGTTAAATATCATCGTTAAATAGTCGATGACGATAATTTTCAACAATTTCTTTATTTTTCCATTCCAGTTTGTTGATAATTCAAGCTGTCAATTGCTGAATAAGACTGTATCGGCGATGAAGCAACCTTCCATTATCCGTGTCAAACGTGGACAGATTGTGGATAGGTGTACAAAAAGTGGATGAGAAAACTTTTAATTCAATGCTATGGGGGACAGATTGACAAGCCGACAAATCGCAAGCAATAGATTAACGATAATACGTTATTTATTCCGCGCGAATGTTGTCGATTTACAGCCTATGGGGGACGGATTGACAAGGTAAAGGTATACCTAATCTGCATGAAACGTGTACAAAAAGTGGATGAACGAGGACAAAATGTTCCGCAAAAACTGCGATAATTCGACAATCAGCGCAAAATGTTTTCTTCGTTGATGGTATACGAATCGTTTCGCTTCATGGCCGCAGCTTCCCCACAGTCCTGTGCCTGATATAAAATCTGCATATTGGGTTGTGTTCCGTCTGGGTCTGGGTCAGTTTTGGTTGCCTGCGCCATTTCATAATGACCTGTGACGGTGCGGCAGACGGACACACGATCACGCAAAGTCGTGTGAAGGTTTGCTACCATTTCGCACAGAACGGCAAGGTAATCTGAGCCGTGATTGCCATAGATCAGATAGCACAGCAGGTCGATTTCTTGCGAATGGGCTTCTTTGATATGCTCTATCAGCGTATCTCTCTTTCTCTCGGTACTGGCATCGCCAGCCAGACTTTCCAATAATCCGGGATGCAAACAAGTGTCTATGTACGGCTTGACCGCAACACCGCAGCACACGAACCACTTTATGATAGTAGAAGCATCTGGAGTCATTGTCCCTTGCTCATAACGAAAAATGGATGTCCGGCCTACACCCATTTTGTCCGCAAGCTTCTGTTGGCTAAGTCCGGATTCTGCTCTTGCCATCTCTAACGCTTTTGCCACTCGTATCCTATAATCATCCATAAATACCCCTCTTTCGACAAAATGATACAAATGTAAAGGAATTTAACTGATATATTGTTCAAAATGTGAAACAATAATTGAAAAAAGTCGCTATTTCATTGAAACAGCGAGATGTGATATAACTGTATTGTCAAAAAATTCCAAAGAGGAGTGGAACAAAAATGAAAGAAACTGTAATCTGGAACCATGAACGTATGCCGATCATCGACGGAATGCCTGCCAGTGTTCCCGATGGGAAGCCGCACACACCTGAACCGTGGGAGGAAAGCTAATGAACCGAACCGTAGATGCTCTGATTGTCCCATACGCTCGCAGACGGACGCTGGAGCTTGTCCTGAGCCTTTCTGGGTACGAGGCTGATAAAGATGCTTACCTCGAAGCAAAAGGCGTTCTGGAACGCGCCATAGCCGCCTTAGACGATGGGCGCGACCCGGCAGACAACATCGAACGCATTGACGGACAGCTCGTAGAGCTGTGATTGGAGGAAAGATGGATAGGCGTTGCCCCTTTTGACTTGAACACTCGTGGCTTCCCTGATGTGAAGTAATGGATGTGAAGAAAACGTTCGATTTTTACAAAGTTGTTCAAAAGACATTGACTTAACAACTAGAAGATGTATAATCGTATCAAATGAACATCTGCATTTACCGATCGGGAGGATATGCCACAATGAGTGAACAGGAAAGAGCCAAGATTGACCGATTTATTGCATGGCTGCTGGAACACCCTGAGAAGATTCCGGCGGCAAAAGAAGCAATAACCAATGCATGACAAAACCCCTTGCGCATAAGGCTACCGAAAGCCCGGCGCAAGGGGTTTTATTTGTACCGGGTCAATCCTTACAGACTTTCATCAGTTTTAAGAACCGGCTAGAATCGGAATTTACAGTTTCGCTTCCGTGATGCCCATCTTCATACGTCACATAAAATGTGACGCTGGTTTTAGATTTTGCGGATGCTGCACCGTAAACAGCACCGGGCAATCCAGCAATTGAACTGCCAATGGCAGTACGGATGGCAGCACTCCCTGCCTTTTTGCTAGTGTTGGAAACAATAATTTTTGCTTTTACAGGGTTATGCGCAGCCCTGATTTCTTCTCTTTCCTGCGCCGCTTCCATTTCTGCTTGAACTTTTTGTGCTTCTTTTTTGGCTTTTCTTTCTGCTTTTGTGCCAAAGCAGGCCTGCCACTTGTAACAGCAAAGAACAATTCCAGCAATACCAACAATAGCACTGGGTGTCCCATGCAGGCTGCAAGAAAAAACAAGCAGTCCAATGCCGCCAAAGAAAACTGCCTTATCTAAGCCCGTTCCTTTCATTGGCATCCCCTTCACATCGTTTTAATAAGCTTCATCAAAGCTTCACGCTTTTCTTTCGGCATCTCTACTAGCTTCTGCTCAATCCATTTAATATCCGCGTCAACTTCAATTTGCGGCTGCTGGGGCGGGTTTTCTTTTTGGTTGCCAGTCAGTTCTTCAACTGTAACGCCTAGCGCGTTGGCTACTGGCGAAAGCATTTCATCTGGAAAATCCCTGTCGGTAGTAAGCATTTGAGAGATATAACCTCTGCTTTTTCCGATTTCTCTGCACACAAAGGATATATTGACACCCTTGTCGGCAGCGATTCTTTTGGCTCGCTCCACATTGCGCATAGAAAAAGACCTCTCTTTTTGTGCAAATAGCCAAATGTTCACAAAATTGAAAATTGACTATTGAAAAATAGCCACTTGGCTAGTATAATATGAAGCATAGGGCAAACAAAAACTAAGACCCCTGACAAATCTATCGGGAAGTCGCTAGAAAATGTTCACTTTGTACTTCGCAACTACATGGTAGCATATTTTCTAGTAAAATGCAAGCCCAGAAAGGAGAATGGCTAGTGAATCTTTCTAAAATCGACGAGTTTCGCAAGTTACATGGTCTGTCTCGTACTGACTTGGAAGTAGCCGCTGGTTTAAGCAACGGCGCACTGGGCAAGTGGGAACGCTCCGCAAATGGGCCGAGCATTCGACAGCTTGTGAAAGTTGCTGATTACTTCCGTGTGTCGGTAGACGCTTTACTTGTGAGGGACAAGCAGTAAGTCATAAGAAAGGATTAAAAATGAACGACATTATTTTATCCATGCAAAATGGCGAGCCTGTGGTTTCCAGCCGTCAGATTGCAGATAGCTTCGAGAAGCGTCATGACCATGTGATGCGTGACATCGAAGACATTATGAGGGGTCTCCCCAAAAATGGGGACACCCCCATGTTCTACAAGACCGAGTACGTCCATGAGCAGAACGGCCAGAGCTACCCCATGTATCTGATGAACCGTGACGGCTTCACCCTGCTGGCTATGGGTTTCACCGGAAAGGCTGCTCTCGAATGGAAACTGAAGTACATTGCAGCGTTCAACGAAATGGAAAAGAAGCTGGCTGAAAAACCGCAGCTTACCCGCTCGCAGCTCCTTGCAACTGCACTGATCGCAGCGCATGAGGAGCTGGAAGAGAAGGACAAGCAGATTGCAGAACTTACGCCGAAGGGCGTTTTTGCTGACGCGGTGAGCGCTAGCAAAAAGAGCATTTTGGTTGGCGAAATGGCAAAGTTGCTGTCTCAGAACGGCATTAACATCGGTCAGAACCGCTTGTTTGACTGGCTACGCCGGAATGGCTATCTCATCAAAGACCCGAAACGTAGCGATTACAACTTGCCGACGCAGCGGAGTATGGAGATGGGGCTGTTTGAAATCAAAGAAACCACGATTCAGCACAGCGACCACATTTCTATCAACCGCACTCCAAAGATTTCCGGTCGTGGCCAAGTCTACTTCGTAAACCTCTTCTTGAAAGCAAAGAAAACCCAGAAAGCGGAGGACTGAACATGGAACAGATCATCACCTTAAAGGTAGACCTTGAGCACCCTGATGAAGCCAAGTTTGCCATTGACGCTGCGGTTGAGGCCTACGAGGAAAGCAAAAAGTGCTGGGATGCCTTTGAAATCAACAAAGCCAAAAGCAAAGCACGAGCCATTATGTACAACCTGTGCAGTGAAGGTTACAGTATGATATGGACGGTCACGGATGGCGCTGTCGGACTGACGATCTGGAAAAGCTTTAAGGAGCCTTGTGTCGGCCAGTGCTATATGCCCAAAGAAAGCCTGTACGACATCTGGGTTGAAAAGCTGGTTGCGCTGTGCGTTGCAACAGGTCAGAAAGTCCCGAAGTTCATCACAGATAAGGCTGGTGAGTGTTGGTGATGGAATTTCGTAAAGCTCAAAGCAGCAAGCGCAGACTGAAGCTTGCAATGGCTGCTGGCGTGTCCAAAAACGATGCCAACAAGGTGCTGTGGATGGAGAAATCCATCAACCAGTGCTTTGAACGGCACAATCGGGAAGCCAGACTGAAAGAGGAGATGCAGCGTGGAAGAAAAGTACTGTGAGCGCTGCGGCTTGTATCTTGGCGTGGTCAGACCGACAAGAAAGTATTGTTCAGAATGCAAGCGCAAAGTCGATAAAGAACGTGACAGGAAGCACAGGAAGGCTGGAATTACATTCAAGCCCCGTAAGGCGTTCTGCGCATACTGCGGAAAGCCGATGCTGAAAAAAGTAGCATCGCAGAAGTACCACAATGGATGCGCTAAGAAAGCCTACAACGCAAAGGCGAACCTGAACGCGAAGGCAGCGTACAAAATCAAACAGCAAGAAAAGAAGAAGCTGGAAAAGACGTTTCCATCCATCGGAGAAGTACAAGCCCTTGCGGACAAGCTGGGCAAGCATTATGGCGAGGTGTCACAGATGCTTGCAACAGGGGAGTTGACCTATGAACGGTAAGTATTACGGCAAGCGGGAAATCCGCTGGCACAGCCGGGAGAAAGACCGGCTGGAACACATCCAACGCAAGCGGAGGATGGCAAACGATGAAGAAAGCAATAAACAGCTTCAACAAAAGCAGTCCGTGGAAGAAGCGCTGGCAAGAGCGTGAACCTTTAAGAGTGGAACATATCGAGAAAGAAAGAGTGAACAAAAATGAAAAAAATCAAAGTAAGAATCACATTCATCGAAGCGGTTCTTGGCACTTGGCCTAGCAACCAGAATATCGCGAGAGAGTTCATCGCCAGCAAGTCCCCGGATGCAAACACTATCGAGGACGAAGTTGCCGCTTTGGGCGCTGATGCTGTGGCAGACAAGGTCATGACCGTGTTCCCTCGCAACGAGAACGGCGAACCCATCCTGTATGACTACCAGATTAAGGGCTTCTTCAAGGATTCTTGCGGTATGCTGGGTCGTATCGGCGGCAAGACCGAGACCGGCAAAAAGAAAGCTGTCAACGAATCCGGCAAGCTGACTGCTTACAAGAAGGTCATTGACGGCCTGATTTTCGTTCAGCCCCGCATGATTCCCATTCATGTAAACGGTGAGATTACCGAGTGCCAGCGTCCTCTTCGCGCCCAGACTGCGCAGGGCGAACGTGTAAGCCTTGCCAACAGTGAGCAGATTCCCGCTGGTTCGACCTGCGAGTTTGAAATCGTTCTTCTGGACGATTCTCATGAGAAGGTCGTGCGTGAGTGGCTGGACTACGGTGCTCTGCGTGGTATCGGCCAGTGGCGCAACAGCGGAAAAGGCCGCTATACCTACGAAATCCTCAATTAATCGCTATGGCAGGGTAGGGATGTGCTGCACTCGGCGTAGAACGGCAACAGCATAGTGACGATTGTCTCAGAAATGCTAAGGCAACGCTTGGAGACGAAGCGACTTGAGCGGCAACGGCGATGCGCTGATTTGACGAGACCTGCAAAGGCATGGCGAAGCAAGGCTCAGATGAGCAATGGAATTGCATGGAACCGACATGAGCGGCACAGCAAAGGCTATGGATGCAAGGCGTAGAATTGACTAGCGAAGGAAAAGCAGTGCAATGTAGCACGAAGCGAGGGAATTGCATAGACCAGCTATGGCATGGAAAAATAAACGAAAGGGGATAGAAATGAAAGTTCTTATAGAAATTATTCTGATGTGGAGCGCTGCTCTTGCAGTAGTGTTGGCAGCATTCCTTTTAAACCTGTGGCTTGTACATCTTGTTGAACTACTGGTCGGTGCAAAAGGCACATGGGGAATCATCGTAGCGGCTGCCGTAATGGCAACTGGCTGGATTTTAAGTTTTGGAAGCAAAAAGGAGAACCAATGAAAACTTTGAAAGGAATGGCGCTTTCCATGGTCGGTCTGGTCGCGGCTATCGCAGCAGTTGGCTGCGGTGATGCGATTCAAGGATGCCAGACCACAGCGCAGATGCTTGGCTGGGTGATTGTGTCATGCGGGCTTCTCGCAACAGCCATTGTCCTATGCGCGCTGGCAGTCAGCGCTGAGGAAGACGAACGCAGCGAGCAAGAATGCCGCAAAATCAAGCGTGTTGCCCACCACACCAGCGAGTGGAGGGATGCACGATGAAATGCCCGATGTGCGGCAGTGACAACATCACAACGGTTGATAGCCGGTCTGACCACGACAGCATCGTTCGCAGAAAAAAGTGCCTTACCTGTAACCATCGGTGGTCTACCATCGAAATCGACAAAGACCAGTGGTACAGTGCGTTGCAAATTAAAGAAGAACGTAAGAGAGGGAGACCAAAAGATGATTAACCTTGACAGATTCGGTGGCGTGACCGAGCCGGAGGACGGCGTGTATTTTATGACCAACGAGCAGATGGCGGAAGCGAAAGAAGCTGACCGGCTGGCTGAGATTGAGGACTTGCAGTCTGAAATCGAGGACAGGGAAGCGGAGCTGAAAGACCTCCGCGCACAGTTGGCAGAGCTGATGGCTGGTTGATTTTGTACAGCCAAGTTAAGCCAAAGTAAGAACAATGAAGCCTAATGAAGCCGAAGAAAGGAAAGAAAATGGGTAAATACAAGAAAGAAATTAAGCACTGTGAAAAGTGCAATAAGCCTTTTTCAGTGTTCCCAAACAGCACCGAAACTCTTTGCAAAAGTTGCAAAAGGAACAATTTAGAAGAAACGCTCCGCAAGAACGGCCACGCACCGCAGCATACGCTTGTTAGGAGTTTTCGTGACAGCCTTAATGAAGCGTTTGCTGTCGAAGATGCCGCAATAAGAGCTTCCTGGGACGGGGACACGAGCATAGAGAAAACGTGCCGTGACTGCAGCAAAGTGTTCGAGATTACTCGTGCAGAACGCATTTTCTTCGAATCGCATAACATGGCATTGCCTAAGCGTTGCCCGGCTTGCCGTAAAGCGAGAAAAGAAGCGAGGAAGGAGAACAACTGATGGACAACAGCAAAATCCATGAAGCTCTGATGGCTGTTCAGTCAGAGTTGAAAGCCCCCAAGGGGCAGATGAACAAATTCGGTGGATACAAGTACCGCTCGTGCGAGGACATTCTCGAAGCGGTCAAGCCCATCTTGAAAGCGCATAGCCTTGTGCTGCGGCTTTCCGACAAGCCTGTTATCGTTGATAGCTGGCATTATATCGAAGCCACTGCAACGGTTGAATCGCAGGATGGTGCCACCTATACGGTGACTGCATACGCTCGTGAGCCTGAGTTCAAGAAGGGCATGGACGATTCGCAGATTACCGGCACTGCAAGTAGCTACGCTAGAAAGTACGCTCTGAACGGTTTGTTCTGCATTGACGATACGAAGGACGCTGACACGGACGAGTACCAGAAGCGGACCACAAGCAGGGCAAACAAGCCTGCGCAGAAGAAAACGGAAGCGGAAACCATCCCCCCATGCGCTTGCTGCGGAAAGCAGTTGCAGCCTATTCAGTACAACAACCGCACCGTCACTCCGCTGGAAACTGCAAGAAACACAAAGAAACGCTTTGGACGCGTCCTGTGTTGGGAATGCGCTCAGAAACAGCCAAAGGAGGGCTAAACAATGCTCAACTCTATCGCAATTCAGGGTCGTCTGGTTCACACGCCAGAAGCTAAGGTTACGAAGTCCGGCAAGGATGTTTGCACGTTCAGCATTGCTTGTGACCGTCAGAGTGGCGGTCAGAAGGAAACCGACTTCTTCAACTGCACTGCATTTGGTAATACGGCGCTGTTCGTTTCCAAGTGGTTCCAGAAGGGCAGCCTGATTCTGGTGACTGGTAGCATCCAGACCCGGAAGTATATCGACAAGCAGGGGAACAACCGTACCGCAACGGAAATCATAGCGAACAAGGTTGACTTCTGCGGTGGCAAGTCTGACAGCAAGTCTGCCGATCGGGCGCAGGATGCACCGCAGAACTACTCTCAGGGTAACGCAGACGACTTCTCTGTGATTGACGAGGACGATGGCTCGCTGCCGTTTTGAGGTCTCCGCACATGGGGCACGCATTTGGAGAGCATTGGACGCAAGAGAAGATTCTTCAATCCGTAAAAGATTGTATGGATGCTACTGGGCTGACCAGAATGCCATCAAGAAGCGAATTGAGCGGGTACTACGGTAACAGCAAGGTAACAAATGCCATCAAGCGGTTTCCGGGTGGCTACTACAAGGTAGCTGAACTTCTCAAAATTGAGATGAAGGAAAGCGAAACTCAGTTTGGAAAATACGGAGAAGAACTTGCAATAAAATTGCTGGAAGAACACGGATTTTCTGTTGAACGGATGACCACCAGATATGCTTACGACCTTTATGTTAATGGAAGCGTTAAGGTTGATGTGAAAACAGCGAGACCGAGCAGAGCAAACAAGAGTTTTTGCTATTCGTTCAATCTTGAAAAACGATTCCCTACTTGCGATGTTTATTTTCTGATTGCAAAAAACGAAGAGAAAGAAAGCATTTACATAGTTCCTGCTTCCATCAACCAGACACAGATTGGTCTTGGAACCGGAACGACTGTGTACAGCAAATATCAAGACCGATACGACATTATCGCTGATATGAGCAAGGCTTTCGCTTCGGCAAAGTCTTGACCGCCTACCTTATATAAGAGCTGTGCTATCTGGCTGGACGGGCGTTTGGAAAAATGAAGCACTTGGGCGACATCACAAAGATTCACGGCGACAAGATAGAACCTGTGGATTGCATCACATTCGGCAGTCCTTGTCAGGGCTTGTCTATGGCGGGAAAAAGGCTTGGATTTGATGACAACCGTTCCGTGCTGTTTTTGGATGCCGCAAGAATCATTAAGGAAATGAGGATAGCCACCAATGGAATGTATCCAACTTTCGCTGTTTGGGAAAACGTGCCAGGAGCGTTCAGTTCCAACGGAGGAGAAGATTTCAGAGCCGTGCTGGAAGAACTTGCCCGCGTGGAAGAATCAGACGCTTCAATTCCTAGACCTCCGAAGGGGGGCAGATGGAGCAAAGCAGGAGCAATCGCCGGAAACGGATGGTCTCTGGCTTGGCGACAGCTGGACAGTCAATATTTTGGAATCGCCCAACGCCGAAAGAGAATCGCTCTTGTTGCAGACTTTGGAGGACAACGTGCCGCAGAAATACTTTTTGAGCGCACGAGCCTGTCAGGGAATCCTGACGAGAGCATCAAGGCGTGGGAAGCCACTCCCGGACATTCTCAGAGAAGCCCTTCTGGATGTGATCGAACAAGCGAGAAAGTCATCTATGACGCAAGGGGAAATGGAGATGGCAGAACTTGTCCAACCATAACAGGCGACCACGAAAACAGAATCACAGACTACACGGCTATTGTAACTGAGCGTCAGACCTTCAGCGAACAGTCGTTTAGCAGTTACAAAGAAAGCGACAAATGCTCAACCTTGAAAGCGAAAGCAGGGAACATTGGCAATGGCAGCGAGTGTCTGGTTGCAGAGAAAACTATCCGTTGGATTGTTCGCCGCTTGACCCCTGTTGAATGTGAGCGGCTACAAGGATTTCCTGACAATTACACCAACATTGGCGACTGGACGGATAGTAAGGGCAAGAAGCACAAGTACGCTGACAGCCCACGGTACAAGGCTCTGGGCAACTCGATCGCTTTGCCACAATGGTTCTGGCTGGTGCAGAAGATGCGCCCTTACCTGAAAGAAAAGCCTACGCTGGGCAGCCTGTTCGATGGTCTGGGTGGTTTCCCTCTGGTCTGGCAAAGAGCATACGGCGAGGGCACTGCACGCTGGGCAAGCGAAATCGAAGAGTTCCCGATGGCTGTAACAAAAAGGAGATTTGGCGAAGAATGATTACCTATTGCAAAGATTGCACATCACGCCACCAAGCCTGCCACGACACCTGCGAGAAGTACAAGGCAGAGAAGAAAGACTTTGAGGAGCGCAAGGCATTCGTGTATGAGCTGAACCACAGCCAGAGCGTGTACCACCGTGATTATGAGGACAAGCACCGGGAACGTGGCAAGAAACGGTTTCTCGGAAGTGAATTTAGAGGTGAACGATAAATGGGAGCTTTTATTGCAAGACAGCCTAACGGTTTGCTGTGTCGGTTTTCTTCGGTGGTCGATTGTGTCACCGATTACAACATGACCGAAGAAGAATATATCGAGATGTGTGCTGAAAAGGCACGAAAAGAAGCACGAGATGTTCTTGACCATTATATTAAGCCGTTTGAAATGGTTGACAGGTATTTCTTCCCGAACAACATGACAGTGGAAGAACATAAGCGGATTATGAAGGAAATGGAAAAGCCCGTTGACAAAGCAACTCATATTCCGTGAGCTTAGAGGTGAACGGGGATGAACAAAAGAAAGTATAAGCCGGGCTGTTACATCATTTCTCTTGATGATTTGATGAAGCAGGAATTTGTTTACTGCGCCGGAAAACTTGTTCACAAAGGCTGGTTTGGTAGCTGGCAACTGCGATATGCAAATAGCGAACTTGCTATGCTGCGTATCAGAGAAGCCAAAAAAATCGAGGACAACGAATGAACACCGGCAAGCAGTTTGAAGCAGACTTCAAAGCATCAGTCCCATCCGATGCGTGGTGCTACCGCCTGAAAGACAGTGCTGCCACCTACTACGGCGGCAACGAGAACCTGTCCTTTTCCATCGACAACATCTGCGATTTCCTTGTGTACCGATACCCGATGAACCATCTGTTTGAACTGAAAACCATCGAAACGCCCTCTATCCCTCTGGAAAAGGTATTCGGCAAGTACGACAAGGCAAAGTGCAAATACCGCAAGGAAAAGCACATCACTGATATGGTGGAAGCAATGGGTTACAGCGGTCAGACCGCCCATGTGATAATCAATTACAGGGCGGTCAACCGCACCTTTGCAATCCCTGCCAGCAAGGTTCTGGCGTTCCGTTACAACGAGAGCCGGAAGAGCATCCCTTGGCAGTGGGCAGAGCAAGAAGGGATAGAGGTCAAAGCAAAAAGGCTGCGTGTCCATTGGCGGTATGACGTGGATGAGCTGTTAAAGAGATTGGAGAAAGAACATGGCATTGATATGTAATAGGTGTGGTGAAACATTTACACTTGAGGAATATAACAAAATGAAGAACAAACTTGAAGTTCGGCCAATAATCGGTGGAGAAGAAGGATGGAGCGTTCTTCTATGCCCCTCTTGTATGAAAAAGCTAAACGAATGGCTGAAAGGAGAACAAAAGTGAGCAAGAAGGTTTCAGACATCCTGCCCAAGACGGAAATCTTGGCACAGTTGGCAGAAGAAGCATCCGAACTGGCACAGGCTGCGTTGAAGCTGCGCCGGGCGCTGGATGGAACGAACCCGACACCGAAGAGCGTTGAGGAGTGCAAAAATGCGTTTGAAGAGGAATATGCGGATGTGATTGTTTGCATCTCTGCACTGGACTGCTCGCCTGAATGGTATGAAGATGTTACAGCGATGATTCATGCAAAAAGCACCCGCTGGCTATCTCGCCTTGAAGCAAAGGAGAATAAAAATGGCTGAATATCATGTTGGATGCGGACTATTCGGAACCATCTATGCCGGAACTATGATGAAGCAGCGGAAAGATGGATTGCAGTTATGGAGAAGCAAGTCTGATGTGACCGATGAAGCAGTTTCCGCTGTTCTGTCTCATTTTATTACTGAAATGGAGCATTCAGACAAAACGAAGCTCGAAAAGATGTGGGGCGTTATTGGAAACAAGAAGCTAAAAGTTACATTCGAGCTTTCCACCAATAAGGAGCAGTCAGATGAATAAGTGTAGAAACCGCCCCTCAAATGGAAAACAGGCGATGTCAGCCAACCTCCGCAAAATCGCACGGCAGAACCAGTTGTATGGATTCCGCATGGCTCTGGATGACATCGCCGCCACATGGGGCGCACTGATTCAGAACCTTCGGTGCGATGCAGACCTGACCGATGAACAGGTGCAGAAAATCATCCGCATTGGTGACAGATACTGGGAGATGGTCGGCAAGTTCAAAGAAGAGAACATGACCCCTGACGAGTTTGCAGATTACATCACCGCGAAGTCAGAGCAGGTCGAAAAAGAACTGAGAGAAAGGTGGAACTGATGGATAAGGAACAGCTTGCTATCGCACGGTTGCAGGACGCTGCACGGCTGTCTGAGCATCGGTACAAGAAGCCGCTGATGGTCACATACTCTGGCGGTAAGGATTCACAGGTGCTTGTGGCGCTGGCCGAACGTGCAGGAATCAACTTCGAGGTGGTCAACAGCCATACCACAGCAGATGCGCCGGAGACGGTCTATTTCATCCGTGAGCAGTTCAAGGCGATGGAAGAACGGGGAATCAAATGCTCCATCGTTATGCCACGATACAAGGACAAGCCTGTGTCCATGTGGACACTGATTCCGCAAATCATGGTTCCGCCAACGAGGCTTATGCGTTACTGCTGTTCTGTTTTAAAGGAAACATCTGGTAAAAATCGCTTTATTGCAACTGGCGTTCGTTGGGCTGAGTCGACATCGAGAAAAAACAATCGTGGAATTATGGAATTTAACCATCGTAACAAAGAAAAAAGAATTACGATGATGGGCGACAACGATGAAAAGCGGCAACTGTTTGAAACCTGCAACCTCAAAGGCAAAATGACTGTCAATCCGATCGTGGACTGGTCTGACGATGATGTGTGGGACTACACGCACAGCGAACACCTGTCCATCAATCCGCTGTATTGCGAAGGGCAAAAGCGTGTTGGCTGCATTGGCTGCCCTATGGCCGGTAGGGGGGGGCAGACAGCGCGAGTTTATGCGCTGGCCTGCCTACGAGAAAATGTACATCTCAGCGTTTGAAAGAATGTTGAAAGCTCGTAAAAAGAGAAATCTTGAATCTGAAGGGAAGAAATTCGCGACAGACGACTGGCAGACCGGCATGGACGTTTTTCGCTGGTGGATGGAAGATGACAACATCAGCGGTCAGTTGAGCATGGACGATTTGATGGAGGATAACAATGTTTGAATTTGCAACTCGATGGCTGGTTTGCCTAGTCCTGCTGGCTGTGGTAGTTCAGTCCGAACGGACAATCAAAGACGCGGCAGACAACCTGTTTGAAGAACGGCAGGCAATGCTCGTCTGGCTGTTCGTCAACGTGTGTCTGGCCGTTTGTACGGCTGTTGTTATGGGATGGAAATAAGAATGGCGAACATCATTTTGAAAGCACTTTGCTTGCCACTTGTTGCACTGATTATGATTTCTGCCTATATGACAACCAGAATAGATTGGCATGATGACGATTGGTTGCTAATGGTATGTATTCTGGCAAGTATGGTGCTTTCAACTGTATTTGCGCTAATTATTTGGTTGAGGTAAATAATGATGGACAACGAACTTTACTGCCCGATGAAGATGACCAGCAATCCGCTTGGGCGGTGCGTATGCGAGAAAGAAAAGTGCGCTTGGTGGCGGCAGCTGGACAACTGCTGTTCTATCTGGTGGATTGCGCGGAAGCTGGACAACATCGAAACGAAAATGAAGAGGTGAGAGTATGGACGATTGGATTAGTATTAGAGACGGTTTGCCGATTGATTATCAGTCTGTTCTTATTTGGGATGGATGCTCGATTTCCATTGCGCACCGTGAACCCGGCGCACCTGATAACGAATTTGTTGACGACTACAATAACGAGTTCGTATACACAGGATGGTGGAAGAAACTGCCGACCGCTCCAAAGGAGGTCTGATACATGGCAACACCCCCGAAGCGCGGTCGTGGCAGACCGCCGCTGACCGAAGCTGAAAAGAAAAAGCGTGAAAAGCGGGCGCAAAAGGCGAAAGAAGAAGCCGCTGCGAAGCGTGAGAAAGAACGCGAGAAAAAGAAACAACAGATGCTTAACAAGCGGAAATCTATCCGCTCACAGGTGAGTAAAAAGGTGAAAGAACAGCAAGAGTTAGCGATCACGAGGTCTAAGATGCTGAACATAGGCGATTTGCAGTCAAGAATCGGTGATGAAGAGGACAAGAAGGTTATCGGAATGATTGCAGCCAAGTATTTTGGTGACCTTCCGAGCGTGGACATGAACAACCCGATTGAAGTACAGCAACGCCTTGACTTCTTTTTTGACGCTTGCATCGAAGCTAGAATATCCCCTGTGGTCGAATGGATTGCACTGGTGCTGGGCATCGAATGGGTGAGCCTGAAGCAGATTATGGCGGGCAAACGCCGTGACGACAGCTTGCAACAGAAATACATCCTGAAACTGATTCTGCAAATGCAGTCCATGTGGGCGTACAACGGTATGTACGGTCAGGAGAACCCGGCAGAGTGGATTTTCCGAGCCAAAAACTACTTTGGTATGCGTGACAACGTGGAAGTCACCGTTGCACCGCCTGAACAGCCGTTGGGCGATGCTCAGAGCGCAGAACAGCTCGCTCAGAAATACCAGACGGCTTTGCCTAAGGGGATTGACGTAGAGTACAGGGAGGTAAAAGAGGAATGAACGGATTTCTTTTTACGAAAGACGGAAAGCTTATATGCGAACTCACCGAAATATCCTTTGAGCCTTACAAAGACAAACGAATAATCAAAGTCCGATGTACGGTTTGTGGACGTATCAAAAGAATCCAAAAATGGAAGTTCGATTTTGCGGAAGGTTCGTCAAAATACAAATGGCTTAAGTGCAACTGTTATGGCGATTACGCGACGGAGCATGTAATAGTGAAATGAGCAGCAAAGCGTTACGGCAAATGTATAAAGAACATCACATTTGCATCCATTGCGGTCAGAACGATGCAATGCCGGGCAGAGTATCGTGTGCGGAGTGTTTGGCAAAAGACCTCGAAAGGCACACGCAAGCATACGAAAACCTTTCAGGCGAAACAAAAGCTGCGTATCTGCAAAAACGCAATGAGCGACAACGTGAAAAGCGCAAAAGGCTGGTTGCGCAAGGAATTTGCATCATTTGCCTGAAACGTCCGATGTCAAAAGGCTATCGTTCTTGTATCGAGTGCCGAACAAAGGATGCTCAAAAGAGAGCGAGAAACAGCAAGGAATACAGAAGGACGTCTGGCACTTGTGCTTACTGTGACGAACCGCCAATTCCCGGCAAGCGTTGCTGTCCAAAGCACTATGCAAGCCGCATTGTTGCCATCACAAAATGCAGACAGTCAGAGGGCTTCCGGCTATCACAAATCGAACAGAAAAAGCGCATAAGCGTCTTTTGGAGAGAAATGGAATGGGAAAGAAACCAAAGAATGAAGCAACCCCAATGTATACACCCATGACCCAGTTGATTGACTTCTCCGACCCATGCCTACGCACGTTCCTGCCTGTCCTTTTGCAAGACCACACGACAGGCAAGAACATCATCTGGGCGACAGACCCGCCGTCTGAACTTTGCGTTGGCTTTGCAGATGAAATCACGCTGGAACAGCTGGACAAAGTTCAGCTTGTCCCTCGTGTGCAGAAACGGCTTGCAGACCAGAAAAAGCGAACCAGCAAGAAAGCAGAGGTGTTCACGCCGACTTGGGTTTGCAAGAAGATGACAGACGTTGCCGAAAACGACCTGAAGGGCGAGGACTGGAAGGAGTACATCAACAAGACTTGTCTTGAAGTCACCTGTGGAGAAGCACCGTTCCTGACAAGCCGATACGATACCACAACAGGACAGATGATTGCCGTGCCGGACAGAATCGGTCTGCTGGACAGGAAGCTGAATGTTCTGGCAGAGCAGTTCTCTGACTACGATATGTGGATGTGCTGGGCAATCAATGCCTACGCATCGACATACGGCTATGAGTGGCAGGGAGACAATCTCTTGCTGGCAAGATGCAACCTGTTCCTGACGCTGATCGAAAATTTTAGGTATCGGTTTGATGCTAAAAGGTTGGAAATCGGCTGTATGCCTATGTTCCTTGACTGCATCGCAGACATTATCTCATGGAATGTTTGGCAGATGGATGGGCTGAAAAAGACCGTGCCCGGCACGGACATTCCCTGCAAAATCAAAGACTGGAAAGCCAACAAAGAAATTCTGTTCAAGGACGTTGTGGAGGACGACTAATGCAAACTGACAGAGGAATTTACCACAAGCGAGTATGTGACCGCTGCGGAGCGGTTTTGGACGGCAGGATGATGAACCCTGACGAATACTTCAAGGACTGGGCGTGGCGCAGAGACACAGGCGACCTGTGCCCGGAGTGCTATGCAGAATATAAGCGATTGATCGGACGGTTCAACAGGGGAAAGAGAGGGCAAAGAAGATGAAAAAGTGCGCTCTTTACAGATGCAAACAGTGCTTTGCAACCATGACGGACGAAGGCGATGTCAGAATCGACAAAGACATTGTTGATTGGATGTTTGAAAACGAAATGGAAGAAAGCAAGATTGGGTTTATCGCAAAGTTCAAAATAAGCGATAAAGTCCTCATCCATCGTTGCTCCAATAACACCGTTGGATTGTGTGAGTTTATCGGATGGAAGGAGATAGAGGAATGAACTTCTATTGCACCACCGAACATTGCTTTATGTCAGGGATGCTTTTTCATAAAGGCGTTGTCAGGTGTACAGCGCATGACTGCAAAGACAGGACGGAGCCTTCCTGCGGCTCTTGCAAATGGTACGCAGGGACAGAATACGTGAACGACCAGTCAGAACACGTTGCAGACTTCGTGTGGGACGAACGTGGATGCAAGGAATGGGAGAAGAAAGATGCGCGGAAGTAATGTAATCAGGCTGGGCAATGGCATTCTACTGGACAGCAAAGGGAAACTTTTATGCCAAACTGTGGACAAGTCCTGCTCAAACTGTAAATGGCACGACAGATTCTCGTGGGTCTGTTACAACGGTCTGTCTGAGTGCCGGGCTGATTTTACAGACCCGGACGATGTGTGCAAGGAATGGGAGATGAGAAAATGAGCTACGATATTTATCTATGCGACCCAGTAACGCACAAACCGCTCAAAGCGGATAGTACGCATTTCATCGCAGGTGGTATGCGCGCTATGGGCGGTACAAAAGAACTGTGGCTTAACGTCACCTATAATTACGGCCACTTCTATTATCGCCCAGAAGTGTTTGGTGATGACGGCATCCGTTCGATCTATGGCAAAACAGGCGCAGAGAGCATCCCGATGCTTGAAAAGGCTATTTCTGCACTGGGCGACGATGTAGACGATAGCGACTACTGGAACGCCACAGAGGGCAACGCCAAACGTGCCTTGTACGGTCTGCTGGCGTTTGCAAAGATGCGTCCTGACGGTGTGTGGGACGGAGATTGAAAGGAGAAAGAAAAATGTCTTTGTTTGAAATTGTACTCGGTTCTGTTTTGACGACAATGATTGGTTTTGTGCTCGTTTTTCCGATTTATTTGGTCGAAAAATATATAGTTCTTAGCATTTTGGACGAATACATAGACAACGTAATCTTAAAAGCCATTGCGGTTGTAGCAGTCAATGTTCTTTTCTTTCTCGTTGGGTTTGCAATCATCTTTAGCGTTTACGGTTATAAGTGTTGATAACACGATTTGAAGGGAGAACGTGCAATGAGAGCCAGACCGATTGATGCCAATGCACTCGGAAACGCATTGAAGAATGGATGCAGGAATTAGAGCAAGAGTTTACTGTCGAGTACGTCTACATGGGCTATGCGCTAGACGATGCGCTTGATTACATCGACACTGCACCAACAATCGAGGTGAAAGACAATGGCTAACACACTTTGGCATCCGGCAAGCGAACCGCCACGAGAGCGAACGCAGCCTTTGTTGCTTGCAACTAAGGCAACGTGGCGTGATAAAGATGGAAAAATGTTGCAAGGAATCTCGCCGACAGCGTACTTTCTTGGCTGTTACGCGGACGGTCAGTTCTGGGATGAGATAGGCGAAAGACTGCCGAAAGATGTGACGGTGACGCATTGGATGGCGTTTCCGATGGTATGAGGTGATGGAAATGGACAAGTATGTATGGCATTCCGTGCGAGACGAGCTACCGCCAGCCGGTTCTCCGCTCTTGATTTTAGCGACAGAACATCAGTTCAGAGATGAAGATGGAGATGTTAATGAAGACTGGACAGAAAAGGATATTCGTTTCGGATATTACGACCCTATGTATAAATATGCGTGGCGTGATGAGTATGACGAGTCAATCCACACGGACGAGGATTTCAAAATCACACATTGGATGTTTGCACCCGATATGCCGGAGGACTAAATATGGATGGATTTGAAGCGTTAACAGAAGCGATGAACCGATGCGCTGCATCACTTGAACAGCTTGCAAATGCTATCAGACAGTCCGAAACGCAGTGTGGTTACATCAAGCAGAAGCGCAATCGACCTGTATACCGTAAAGGCGCAAAGCTACATGAAGGTTACAAACGAATTATGAGAACGAGAGAGGGATTTAGAAAGTGAAAAAACTTAAATTTCCTGAAGATTTCTTTTCGTACGACAACCCGGACTGCCCAGATAAGGATATTGAAAAAGCCGTGAACAGGATGAAAAACTGGATGAAGGGCGAGACTTACAAGAGCGAACCTTGGTTCTTTATGGCTCATGGCAGCTATCTGATTATTGGTCTGATTGCTAAGGATGGGCAGAAAACGATCTACGTCGCACGGCAGTATTATGAGATAGTCAACATTCCGGGCGAAGGCTGGCTGCGTGAATCTGATGATAAGTGCCCGTTTTGAGGAGGGTTAAAGATGGAAGAACTCAAGAGATGTCCGTTTTGTGGTGCAAAACCGCCCAAAATAGAATTGATTCGTCCGTTTGGATACGGTATGACTTATTTTGTAATATGCAATAGTTGCGGAGTGGAGACATCCGATGAGATTAGCGAAGAAAAAGCTATCGAAGCATGGAACAAACGCTACAAAGAGGATTGAATATGGACAAAAAACGAGACAGCTTTACATTCCAACGATACTACTTTGAAGCCATCTCCACACTCAAAAGTAAAGAGAAGCTGGAACTCTACGATGCAATTTGCGCATACGTTTTTGAAGGAAAAGACACGACTTTGAACTCAAAAAAAGCAGAATCTTGTTTCATTTTGATTAAACATCTGCTCGATGAAGAATCGAAAAGAAGCGATATTGCGTCAAAAGGATGGTCTACACGAAAGTCGGCTCATCCTCATGTCATAAATGAGATGAAAGTCAGCTCATCTATAAGTTCAAAGTCAGATGACGATGAACCCATTGTATCAACTGACAGTCAGACGAACGTCAAGACCCTGCCGGAAAGCGCAGTTAAGAAGAAACCTGACATCTTCTCCGACTTTGCTCATGGCGATAAAGCCCTGTTGGAATCCCTGCGAGAGTTCGCACAAATGCGTACAAGAATCAAAAAGCCTATGACAGACCGGGCAAAACAGATGCTCTGCAACAAGCTGGAAAAGTTTGATCGGCACGATTGGAAAGCCATTCTCGACCAGAGCATCTATGCTGGATGGCAGGACATTTACGCATTGAAACAGGATGACCAGTACGAGCAAAGTACGGAGATGGAGTTTCCTAGACTATGACAATGGACGTTCAAACGGTATTTATCGGTGCGCTAATGCTCTGCAAGCCGGGCGTTGTGGATGAAATCATACCAGACCTTGAACTTGACTTGTTCAGACCTGAGCTGAGAGACGCTTTTGCGGCTGTTCAGGGCTATTGGACGGCTAGGGGTAAGATAGATATAGTCGAGATAAACACGCAGCATCCAGACGTAGCGCAGACGCTCTTGGCGTGTGTACAAACCTGTGAATCAGAGTGTGTGCGAATTGACAGGGAGCAGATGCAGCGTTGGGCGCAACTCATCAGGGAACAAGCTGCACTTACTCGTGTGCAAGGTCTGGCGTTTCAGATGACCAGTGAGCTTACCGACTATTCTGATCTATCAGACATCTACCAGCAGATGGGCGAAGCAATGAGCCTGAAAGCTGAGGAAGAAGATGCGTGGACATACGAGGATGTGCTGAACGACTATGTGCTTCACATGGACGAGAAGCCTGTGTATATCAAGACAGGCCTAGAGCGTCTGGATGAAGCGCTGCACATCTCACCGGGTGATTTTATCATCATCGGCGGCAGACCGTCTGCTGGCAAGACAGCCCTGTCCCTTCAAATAGCAGCAAGCATGGCAAAGCAGGACTACACCGTGTACTATTTCAGCCTAGAAACCAGCAAACGCAAGCTGGGCGCACGTCTGATGGCTAATCAAATATACTGCCCTTTGGACACGGTGAAAAATAAGGCGGTCAGCTTGAATGAGATTGACGGACAAGCAAAGAACATGAAGATGCCCTTATATATCCGCTCCGCTGCCGGAAAGAACGTGGCATGGATGAAGGCTCAGGCTCTCCGTAAAAAGGCTCAGGTCATCTTCGTAGACTATCTTCAACTCATCCATGAAACAGGCGCAAAGGACAGATATGCCGCCATTACAGCTATATCCATTGCCTTACACGAACTGGCACAGACCACAGGAATTGTCGTGGTGGCACTGGCACAGCTCAATCGAAACCCATCCAAGCCCGGAGCAACGCCTACTAACTCCGACTTGCGAGAGAGCGGACAGATTGAACAGGACGCAGATGCAATCATCCTTCTGTCCGGCGATAACCCAGACAAGTACATGTTCCGGCTAAGCAAGAACAAGGAAGGTGAGATAGGCGACCTTCCCATTACGTTTAACAAGCAGATTCAACGGTTTCAAGAGTACACTTGGATGGATTGAGCACATGGGCTGTCAGCAATGGCAGCCTTTTGCATATACGCTCACAGAAGCCCTACAAACGCTTTTAGCGTCAGATGGCAAACTTATCGACAGAATACATAAAACGTCTCTGGCACGGCTCTACGGGGCTGTGAGCACATTGTAGAGGTATACGACTATTGCAGGAGGAGAAAATGCAGTACATAACAGCAAACATTGTGCGTCCTCGATATAAAATTTACCCACGATTTCTTGATAAGATGAGCATTAGCGCAAATGCGAAGGTCATCTATGTAGACCTTCTTGATCGCTCGTTCACGTCAAGACATAACGGTAAAGAATGGGTCGACAGCAAAGGACGGGTGTTTGTTCGATGTTCCAACGCAGAAGCAGGGGACATGGTAGGAAAGAAGGAAAGGATAGCCAAAGAATACTTGAAAGAGCTAAAGGACGCCGGATTGATTGAATGCAAGCGCAATTATTCAAAATCCAACACGATTTACGTTGGGTATCCTGACGATGAGAAACTGTTCGACTATCAATCAGGCAATATATTGCCCAACTGTAACGACAAACAGGCAGAAAATTGCCCGACAATCGGGCAAAATAGTGCCCAACAATCGGGCAGAAAATTGCCCACTAGTAGATATATACATAGTAAATATAAACATAGTAGATTAGACGAGGGCGCTCCGTGCGCCCCTCAGTTCGAAGAGGTCAGCGAGTTCTTTATTGACAACGGAAGCACGACAAGGTATGCCAACCAGTTCATGCGGTATTACGAGGGACTGGAATGGCGAACGAAAAGTGGCAGTCCTATTATCAACTGGAAGCCAATAGCCCTTAATTGGATTGACCGAGAGCGGGAAAAGCAGCAGACTGATGGGTCTGACTTTCCGCGATTGTAAAGGTTCTTTCCCCCTACAACCCTCTATCTCCAAAAGCTACACCGTTAGTCAGCAGATCGAACCATAGGCGAGAGATGGCGTGAGGTTCAGACTGGTGGATGGTCTGCGACTATTCCAGACATGGAGAATTGACTTCATTTTGTAGCTGGTCGAATATGTAAAAATGTTGCATAAGTGTATGAGCAGTTGATTACAGATTGAAAGCGACTGGCCAGCAGGAGCAGTTTGCTTTATTACTTAAAGATATTGAGATATTTAGTTTGCAACTATTCCTAGCAGAATACTATGAATTGATTAGGATATTATAGTATATTACTGGGAATTAAATCGAGCAAGAACGAACCGAATCGGATGATACGACTATTTCAGCAGAATAATAGCTAAAAAGATTGAGTAATTGTCTGCGACTATTATAATAAGTACGATTGTTAAGGATTTTGAGGTAATGTGATTGGAATTAAAATTGACAGGTGTCTTGACACATATTGATTTTTGAGGGTGTCGGATGGCTTAGCGACTATCGCACCTCTCTTTCTCTAAAAGGCGAACGACTATTTCACACAAAAAACACACGACTATTTGACGAAGGTTCGCTAGAAAACATTACGACTATTACTCTGCGACTATCAGCTGACTGTTCGTTACTATACGATATATAGGACTTTGAAAAGCTGGTCGTCTGACGACTTTACGACTATTCCGCGACTATTTTATCGGAGAAACTACGACTATTGGCTACGACTATTCCAAAAGCTGTTACGACTATTCTAGCCGGAACGCTACGACTATTGCTGACCTCTATTAGCTATCGGGCGAAAGCCCGAAAAGAGATGCGGCGGG